CCTTCCGTTAGGGAGGGGATGAGAGACGGCTAATATTTGTATTTGCAATTATTTCACCATAAACCGAAGGCGTAACAGACAATGAAATCAAGACCAAAGAGAAGGTGGTGATCAATGGCATGGTGGGACGGGGAAATAAAGAACAAAGCTATCGAACTGGCTATTGCGACCACCGCGGAAAATGCAGCTAAGAAAACAGGCATCCCTGCCGGGACGATAAGGCGCTGGATAAGCAATTTAAAAAATGAGCGCTCAAAAATTGAGCATTCAGCAGCAGGCTATTGTGCGGCCATCGCTCACAAGTCAGGGAAAAGATGCAGATTAAAAGCTCTGCCCGGAAGCGAATACTGCCGGCGGCATGCCGATCAAATAGAGAACCAGTGCACGGCTTATTCTAGGCAGACTAAGCAGCGGTGCAAAAACAAAGCCCTGCCAGGCAAAACAAAGTGCAAGTTCCACGGGGGAGCAGCAACGGGGCCGCCCAAAGGCAGCCATAATCACTTAAAGCACGGCTTTTTCAGCAGGATCTTTCCCGACGATGAAGATACCAGAGCGCTCGTCGATGAAATAATCAACAAAAACCCACTCGATATTCTTTGGGAGAACATCATGATCCAGTACCTGGCCATCGCCCGGGCACAGAGGATTATGTTTGTAAAGGATAAAGAGGATTTAACGAAACATCTGAAGCGTGAACGGTCATCCATAAACGGTGATGAGTACGAATGGGAGTTTCAATACCCCTGGGATAAACATGCGAACTTTCTCTCAGCCCAATCGAAAGCAACAACAGCGCTTGAAAAACTTATCAGCAGTTATGAGGACCTCCTGCAAAGAGGCCATATCAGTAATGAACACAAGCTCAGGTTAGAGAAACTCAAACAGGATATAGACATCGCCAAAGAGAGGCTGGAACTGGAGAAAGCGAAAATGGGCAGGAATGATGAGCCCGGTAAAGGCGATACCTGGGCCGACCTTGCAGCCGGGGATGATGACGATGCCACTGAAGAGTCTTAGCACGAAGGAAAAGAGGAAGCTCAGAACAAGAGGAAAGAAAAAGCCGGTCTGGTGGGTAAGAAAAATCCTTGGAGCAATCCCATGGCCTAAGCAGCAAGAAATTTTAAGAAGCGTCCGGGATAATCCCAGAACTGCAGTCAGAAGCTGTCACGGTATAGGAAAGTCATTCACCGCAGGTCAAGTAATCCTGTGGTTTTTATATAACTTCCCGCGCAGCATCGTGCTTTCCACCGCACCAACCTGGCGCCAAGTGGAAAAGCTGGTCTGGAAGGAAGTCCGGGCGAGCTACAAAAGGGCAAAGGTTCCCCTGGGCGGGCACATCCTGCCGAAGAGTCCGGAAATTCAGATCGTCCAGGACGAGTGGTACGCCATGGGGCTGTCGACAAACGACCCCGACCGGTTCCAGGGCTACCATGAGGAATTTATCCTGGTAGTAGTTGATGAGGCGGCCGGCGTACCGGAGGATATATTCGAAGCCGTAGAGGGCGTGCTGACATCGGAACATGCACGCCTTCTTCTTTTGGGCAATCCGACATCACTCTCCGGAACGTTTTACAACGCCTTTCGCGGCCCGGGCTGGCACACAATCGCCATATCGGCTTTCGACAGCCCGAATTTTACGGCGTTTGGTATCACTGAAGAGGACATCATAAACGGGACCTGGGAAGCAAAAATAACAGGTCCCCTACCCAACCCGAAGCTAATTACTCCTGACTGGGTAGCCGATAAGTACCTGCGCTGGGGGCCGGAATCACCGGCGTACCAGGCCCGGGTGAAAGGGCAGTTCCCGACCGAAGCGGACGACACGCTGATCCCGCTCTCCTGGATCGAGGCAGCCATGGAGCGCGAAGTGCCTGAGGGAATGGTACCGGTAGAACTGGGTGTGGACGTGGCCCGTTTCGGCAGCGACAAAACAGTAATTGCAACCAGGTGCGGGTTGAAAGTCCTGCCGCTGAAAGTATTCGCCAAGCAGGGCACCATGGAGACGGCGGGTCATGCAATCGTGGAATATAGAGAACGTCAAGCTGTAGCGATCAAAGTTGACGATATCGGTGTCGGCGGCGGAGTTGTAGACCGGCTGGCAGAGCAGCAGTATCCGGTCTTTGGGGTAAACGTGGCTGAGGCGGCTTGCGAGCCGAATAAGTTTCTCAATAGAAGAAGCGAGCTTTGGTGGCTGCTGCGGGAGCTTTTAAATCCTGACCCACGGATTAATCCTAATCCGATTGCCCTGCCGAAAGACGACGAGCTTTTAGGCGACTTGTGCGGGATTAAATACAAGTTTACCAGCAAGGGGCAGATCAGAGTAGAGCCCAAGGAAGAGATGAAAAAGCGGATCGGGCGCAGCCCCGACCGCGGCGATGCTGTTGTGCTGGCCTTCACGCCGGCGATGGTCTTGCCGCAGTCCGAAGTTTACGACAATGATGACTACGACGTTCAAATGGAGTAGGTGAAACCGTGTCAGTCTTGAAAAACTTGGCCCAGCGTGTCTTAAAAGACGACCTTTTAGTCATTCAGGAATCAATTAATAAGTTGTCCGAAGCCGTAAGCGTGAACGAAACCGGCTGGATTAACGTCAGCCAGGGCTTTGTCCCCTGGGAGGTAACCGGGGAAGAACGGCAACGGATTATTGAAAAGGTCCGGGACGTGTTCAAAAAGAACCCCCTTGCCGGGCAAATTGTCGACTTGAAAAGATACTTCACAATGGGCCAGGGTATCAGCTTTAAAGCCGAGGACCCTGAGGTAAACGAAGTCCTCAAACAGTTCTGGCAGGATGAGTCGAACAAATGGTTTCAAAGGCAATCCCAACTCTCCGACGATCTTGAAATAGACGGAGAGTTATTTATCAGGTTTTTCACTGATGAATTTACGGGACGGGTGCAGGTTCGCTGCATTCCGGCCTGGCAAATAACCGATGTCGTTACTGACCAGGAGGATGCTGAGACACCTCTTTACTACCGACGGGAATGGGTTGAACAGAAGTGGGACCCGCAAAGCAAGCTCTACGTTATAGTCAAGTACCATACCGGAGTTGAGGCTGATTACATCCCTGCTGGTGAAATTCTGCACGTTAAGATCGGCGCCCCTCTTTACGCGAAGTTCGGGCAGTCTCCCCTTTACCGGGTGCTTGGGTACCTGAACGCTTATAAGGAGTGGCTGGAGGACAGGGCTAAGCTGAACAAAGCCCGGGCAGCTTTCGCCTGGAAGAAGAAGATTAAATCCGCCGCTAATGGAGTAACCAGCGCAGTAACCGGCGTATTAAATACGCTTAACAGGGTAATCACCGGTACAGAGAAGCCGATCCCTCCCAAAACCGGCGGTGTAATAGTTGAAAATGATTCTGTCGAGTGGGACATTATCCAGGCCAAGATCGGCGCCGACGACGCCAGTGAAGACGGCCGCGCCATTAGATTGATGATCTGCGCCGGGAGCGGACTCTTTGAACATTATTTCGGCGATGCAAAAGTGGCCAATCTGGCCAGCGCCAAGGCAATGGAACTGCCGATGTTAAAACTTTTTGAATGGCGGCAGAAGTTGTTTGAAGAGGTATTTCTGATTATATTTCATAGGGTGATTCGATCTGCGGCGGATGCCGGTATCCTACCCGACAAGGTAAAGGTCTCCCGTCAGAAGAACGGGAAAACAAATGAACTGGAGATACCGGTTGATCAGATACATATTGACATTGATTTCCCGCCGCTGGTCATGAATGAAATCAATGACTTAACGGATGCTCTTACGAAACAGATCGAAGCCGGTCTTAAATCTAAGCAGACGGCGGCTTTGGAATTAGGTGTTGAAGACTGGGAGCAGGAAAAATCAATGATGGCAGAGGAGGAAGAAGAACAGGCCAGGAAGCAAAGACAGGACGATACTAACCTTTTCCCGCCGTTTACTCCGTCCAGTAATGGAAACGGCGGCCGGGGGGCGGTAGAAGATGACGCCGCCTGATTTAAAAGCCCTAGAAAAGATTCATGCTAAACTGAACCGCAAGCTGGCGGCATGGGAGAAGAAAAAACTTGCCGAATTGTTGAAGTCTTTCCGGGACGCAGAGGTTGAGATTAAAGCCCTTTTAGTGAGTGCCGAGGGCTGGGAGAAGACCCGCCTGGAGTCTTTGCTGGTAGAAGTGGACCGGGCTATAGACAGGATGCAGCACAACGCCGAGATGTGGGTCAGGGGCCGCACGGACGTGCTTCCGGAAAGTCCTTTGGCCGGCTTAGCTCAGTTCCCTGCTTTGACAGGGGGAGAAGCGGCCATAGCGGCAACGGGTGTGAATGCCAGTTTTTCGATAGTCCACATGCCGGTAATGTCGTACATGCAGGATTACCAACTGGGGTTAATTAGGCGGATCACCCAGGATGTCCGGGAGCAGATCAAGGATGAGTTAAAGCGCGGCTACATTATGGGTGAAAGCATTCCGGATATAGCCAAGCGCCTGCGGAACACGAAGCTGGATAAAGGCGTCTGGCCTTCTGTCGAGAAGAGGGCCGAGGTTGTTGCGAGGACAGAGATTATCCGGGCAAGTAATCAGGGGGCCTTGTATGCTTACCGGCAGTACGATATAAAACGCGTAATGTGGTTGGCCGCCGCGGATGAAAGAACATGTCCGGTCTGCGGGGCGCTGCACCGCAAGATATTCCCGATTGACCAAGTGCCGTTTGGAGGGCCGCCCGCGCACCCGAGGTGTTTACCGGGGGACACTCGTGTATCTGCCTCTGACATCTCTGCTGCTAGTAAGCGCTGGTATGACGGAAATCTCGTTGTCATCAACACTACCAGCGGCAAGGAACTCTCCTGCACCCCGAATCACCCGATACTCACGCCGGGCGGATGGGTCGCTGCGGGCTTGCTTAATAAAGGTGGCTACGTAATCAGCAGTAGCGGTAGTGAGTGGGTGACGGCGAGGGTCAATAGTGATAACAAGAATATGCCATCCCGCATTGAGGATATAGCGAAATCGTTCGGGAGTTCGCAAGAGGTGGCGGCCATGCCAGTGCCAATTTCCCCCGAAGATTTCCACGGCGACGGGAAAGGTTCCAAGATCGCAATTATATGGGCCAATCGCTTGTTGAGGGATTGCTTCAATACCTCTGGTGATGAGCATGGAAGCCAATTCTCTCTCGGTATCAGAAATATGGAGCTGTTTCGCCTGAATGGTCTTGGCGCGAAGGCATTTCTCTTCAAAGGTATGGACATGGAGCTTAGACGCTCTATTGGCAGCTTCAACCAGACGCATTCTTTCGTCCTTACTAGTTCTGGACATTCTGATCAGCATGGATTCGCTGCTATTTCTGGGCTTGATTTTGTTTTCAAGCAAACGGCGCCGAATGACACCCCTGTTAACACTATACCGTTCAGCAAGGGCCTTTTCGGATTCACCAGCAAAATAGAGTGCAATCATTTTTTCGGTGGGGATATTGACACGACCACCAAAGCGTTTAACAGAGGTTATGCTTCTCATTTTTATCCCAGCCTCTTTAATTCTCTTGGTAATAGTCCCATCGGCGACACCAAGCTCTTTAGCCAAACTAACAGTGGAGCGCCCGGAAAGGTATTCGTTGACGATATAGTCGATATCAAGATTGAGCCTTTCCATGGATATGTTTACAACCTCCAAACAAAAGATGGGTTTTATACTGCTAATGGTATTATAACACATAACTGTAGGTGTTACATTACACCTCACATTATTGCTACCGAGGAAGAGGGAAAACAGGCTGATCTTGAGGCCAAAAAGAACGTGAAGGATTTTAAAGATTGACAGGAAGGCAAGAAAGCCTTAAAGTTAGCTAAAGATGTTGAGCATCAGAAAATAATAGAGCAGTACAGAGCGGACATCAAAGAGGGTAAGTATAAACTTGCAGTTAATAAAGAAAAGCAGAATAGACACATTGAAGGCACCAAGAAATATGAACAATATGTTAAAAAGTTTGAAATAAAAGAAATGAAGCCGGGAATATTAACAGTTAACGCTCAGGAATTGATTGACAAATATGCCGGAACAGGACAAATCCTACCTCAGAAAAAAGGTCCGCCGAAAGAACGTATTTCGTCGGATACTGTTATCGGAAAATATTTTGACCTGAAAAAGAAAAAATACCTGGAAACAAACAGAGCAATTATTGTATACTCAAAGACAGGAACGCATATATATCCGGTGCCGGATGGTGGGAGAAAATGAAGGTTGGAGAAGGAAAATTAGGTGAGTTGTTCAACCTACAGGACAAGAAAGTAAGGTTAGCTTTTAAAAATGGAGAAGAGCTTATTTGTAAGCCATTGCATTATCTTGAACCGGAAGAAGAAGATGATGATTTGACTTATCTTGTAGAGATTATTGATGGACTCTCTTATTTCTCGAACGGGGAGCTATGGGAAGTGGAAGAGGCCGAGATTAAATCGGTTGAAGAGGTAGTCTGATAAAAGCAACTAAATAAGAAAGTGTTCAAAGAGGTCTTTAAAAGGGCCTCTTTCTTTTTGGCGCAAAAAGATGGGGATCTCTATGGGACCCAGGCGCCGGCGCTCTACTTTACCGGCTGGCAAATAACATAAAGAGGTGGTTTTGAATGCCCAAAGTAGTAAAAAAGCTCATTGAAACCATGAGTTACGACGCCCTGGAGAAAAAGATCCGGGACCTGATCGACCCGCCGGATGCCGAAGGTAACCGTTCCTGGCGCTACTACATCAAAGAGACCTTTCCCGATTTCGTTGTAGTTAGAGACGATAACGAGAATAAAATCTACAGGGTCAGTTATACTGTGGACGCCAGTGAAAACGTCACCTTGGGAGCATGGCAGGAAGCTGAATACGTCCTGCAGGTTAAGCCGAACGGGTCGGTGCCAACTCCGGACGTTGTTGTTATGTCTGAAACTGCTGAAGAAGGCGATATCGGCGGACTGACCCGCCTGACCGAAGCGGCGCAGGCCCTTGGCGGCGGCAAATTCCGCATGACAGTCTTAAAGCCGGGGTGGAACCTAAGATTGGACAAGACTCCCGGGGATAAGTACTATACCCGGCAGTACATCACGAGCCTGCTCCCGCTGATCGAAGGCGCAAAGGCCTATACCGACCACCAGACCGAGCGGGAAGAGCGAGAACGGCCGCAGAACTCTGTGGAAAAACTCATTGGCTATTGGTCTGACGCAAAACAGGAACCGGACGGAAGAGCAACTGCGACACTGAACCTTTCCGAGTCTGCCGCATGGTTAAAACCCATTTTGACCGATGCCGAAATGCTCAACAATGAAAAAGGGATCGTGTTTGTCGGTCCCTCGATCAACGGCTTTGGTACCGTTAAGATGGGTGAGGCTGAAGGCCGGCGCGGAAAGATCGTGGAGTCGGCCAAGCAGCTGCTGTCTATCGACATCGTTACCGAGCCGGGTGCCGGGGGGACTGTTGACAAACTGTTGGAAGGAGCAAAACCAAACAAGGAGGATGATACCGTGGAGTGGGACAAAGTAACATTGGAAGAGCTGAAGAAGAACAGGCCTGACCTCTTGGAGCAGGCCGAACAGACCAGGGAAAGCGCCGCACCCGCGGCAGCCGGAGGCAAGCCGGTAGAAGAGCTTGTTGCCGAAGCCGTCGCAAAGCAGGTGGAGAAGATCAAAGAGGCGGCCGTCGCCCCGGCGAAAGCTGCCGCTGAAGAGCTTACCCGGACAAGCATCAAGCTGCAGGCCGGCCCTAAGATCAGGGAGTTGCTCAAAGAGTCCAAACTTCCGGAACTGGCGCAGGCAAAGCTGGCCCGGACGCTGGAAGCCCGTGAGTATGTGAAAGACGGCGCCCTGGATGATGCTGCACTGAAAGAAGCCGTTGATACCGCTGTGGCGGAGGAGCGCGACTATCTTTCCAAACTGACCGAGGCCGGGAAAATTACCGGCATGGGCGGCGGGGAGACATCAAAACCTGAGGGCAGGGAAAAGGATGTACAGGGTAAGCTTGACCGCCTGTTCGGTATTCCCGAAGAGAAACCAACGCAGTAAAGTATTAAAAAACTGGAGGGAAAAATTATGGCAAAGAATTACGTACAGAAAGGCCATTACCTTTGGCTGACCGTAGGTGCTGGGGTAAAATCCGGCGATCCGGTTGCTGTAGGGCAGATTATCGGGGTGGCGACCATTGATGCAGATGCCAACAACCAGGCTACCGTCGATACTAAAGGCGTCTATGACCTCAGCGTTAAGGCAATAGACGGGGGTGGCAACAGCGCAGTATCAGTCGGTGACGCCATTTACTATGTGTCCGGTGATACGCCGAAGCTTTCCAAGAAGACTTCCGGCGTGCTTTACGGTTACGCTCTGGAGGCTATTACAGCCAGCTCAACCGATACGATTAACGTCAAGCTGGCAAATAAGTAAACATTCTGCAGGTTAAACAAGTACTAAGGAGGAGATAACCAGTGCCATATCTTGAAAAATTGACTGAGGCCCAGCAGGCCAAGCTCAACGAAGCTTTAGAAATGCAAAGTCTCAGGCGTGTGTACGAAGTGCTGGTGGAAGCGGCCAGCACTTCTGATTTTCCGTACCTGCTGGCCAACACATTAAATAAGGTGCTGCAGCGGGCATACAAGGCTGTACCCGACCAGTGGCGGCAGATCGTCAACATCGCAACCCTGGCAGACTTCAAACCGAAGGAAATACTGCGCCTTTCTGAGGCTGACGACCTGGCGGAAGTAAACGGCGAGCCCGGGGAGTACAAGGACAGCACTCTGGAAGAGGCTAAGGAAACCTATTCGCTGTCTATTTACGGCCGGGTATTTTCAGTGCTGTGGAAGGCTATCATCAATGATGATATGGACGCGATCCGCAAAATGCCGGACAAATTCGGGCGGTCGGCAGCGCGGCTGTTAAACCAGCTCGTGTTCAGCATCCTCGAAGCCAATCCGATTATGGGTGACGGTATAGCCCTGTTCCATGCAGGCCATGGCAACCTGGGCAGCGGAGCGTTAAACGAAGCCAACCTGACGGCCGCCATTACGGCCATGCGCAACCAGACTGACGATAAGGGAAATAGAATCTACGTCGAACCCAGGTACGTCGCAGTTCCCACGACCACGCTTGAATGGACTCTGCGGAAACTCTTGGAGAGCATCCAGGTCCCCGGTACGGCGAATAACGATGCGAATGTCCTGCGCGAATTGAACCTGCAGCCGATATTCTGCACCTGGCTGACCAACGCGACTGCATGGTACTTAATCGCTGACCCGGGCAGTATCGACACCGTTGAGGTCGGTTTCCTGCGCGGCGTGGGAGAAAGCCCGCAGTTGTTCCTGAAGTCACCCGGTTGGACCACCATCAGCGGGATGGCCGTTGATCCGTTCCAGATGGACGACACTCCGATCCAATACAAGGTCCGCCACATCGCCAAGGCTAAGGCGGCTGACTGGAGAGGCTTGTATAAGTCTACCGGCGCATCCTAATCAGGCACAGCCTAACAAATAACAGGGGGAGATCTCCCCCCAAGGAGGTTATCAAATTGCCGGATACCAATTTCCCAAACGGAATTGACGTGGGAAGTCTGAAAATAAACGGAACGGCGGTCACAAAGACCGCCGCTCAGATTAATGCAGCGACAGCCAACCCGGAGCAGGCTGCTGTGGCTAATGTAGCCAGTGCGGATGCTGTTGTGGCGGCAGGCGCAAACCCGACCAAAGCCGAGTTTGATGCACTTGTTGCACTGACCAATGAGACAAAGGCACAGCTTAACACCGCACTTGCAAAGCTTAGATTAGCTGACATTATTGCAGGATAAGGGGTGATCCCCCATGACTGACGTTGAACTCGTCCGCCTGAATGTCCGCGACCAGGCAGAACCGTACGCCTTCAGCGACCCAACCATTGAGTCTCTGTTGGCCAGGTACGGTAATGACGTCAATATGGTCAGTTCCCACCTCTGGCTGATCCGGGCCGGGGATGCAGCCAAGCGCAACTTCAAGTTCACGGTGGACGGACGTACTGTAGACAAAACTCTTACGGCTAAGGAATGTAGAGAACAAGCATTAACTTTCCGAGAACTGGCCACTTTGACACCTTCTGACGGTGTGGCTGAAATAGTATGGACAAATGTATTTGACCCGCCGGAGGAGATATAAAATGCTTGGACCCGACGACCTTACCTATATCCGTGAGTGTTTTGACGAAGTTGCCCCAGATATTGAGGAACCCATTACCTACAAGCGGTATACCGGCATGACCGCCGGCGATCCGGTAAGGGGTACTGCCGACACGCCTAATTACACTGATTTAGCTATAACAGCCTCCGTCAGGGAACTCACCCTGGAGGAAATCCAGGTTTCCGGCGGGGCTTATGTTTTCGGCGATACGGAGTTTAAGATCCGCCAGACAGTTCTAGCAGAAACTCCGGCCTATACCGACCGGGTTATTTACGCCGGGACAACATATAAGCCAAAGAGTATCAGCCGCTCTTTCCTGGGCGGGGTAGTAAACTGGACGATTAGGGCAGGTAAGCAGTAATGGGCAGGGATCTATTTAATATCACTTTTAAAGGCACTGAGGATCTTTTAAGAGCAGCGGAAAAACAAAAGCAGCTCTTAGACGCCAATGTAAAGGCGGCTGTGACCCGGACCGTCTTATGGGGAGCGGGAAGGATTGCGCAAGACTGCCCGGTGGATACCGGAAGGCTGCGGGCCAGCATCCTGGGGTATTTGGCGCAAAAGTACGGGTTAAGCATTGATGGTGATCTTGCTGCCATTGCAGAAGGACAAAGCCAGTCGATGACCCAGGTTGAAAGCTACAGGGGCAGGATCGGGACAAATGTCAAATACGCTCTTCCCGTGGAATACGGCCATAAGGCCACCGGACCGAAGAAACTGACCGACAAGCAGCGGCGGTATTTATTTGCGGCTGGGATTTTAAAAAGCGTGAATGGCAAAGTCGTTATAAGTAATGTGAACAGGCGCATTAATAAACGGGCGGGTCTTGTGTCGCGCGTTAAAGGCAGAGGTTTCTTCAGGCGCAACCTGGTGTTAATCGATAACTATTTTCAGCAGCAGATGAAAGAAGCGATCAGGTATACCGAAATAGGCAGGTTAATGCCGGTTACTTTTTAGGTTTCAAGGGGATTACTTCGGCGGGTTTGTCGGGCTTCTTTTTGTCAAGGCTGAATGTTTCCCTGATCATGGGCCCAATGTCGTGCTCGATAACGATCGTATCCGGCCAATCCTTCTGTTTCACGGCCAGCCTGCGTGTTGGGAAAAGATCATTCTTCTTGTTTTCTTTTTTCAAGTATTTTACCCCCTTTGTAATTTAACTTTTCGCTGTTCGCTTGCTTTGTCCTGCCTCTAAACAAATGATTAATTTCTGAAGAGTCAGGGCGATCAGGTTAAGCGGCTTAAGGAGTGATGTTGGATTGAAATATGCAGAGAAACTGGGTAATGATGCAGATCCGATTATCTTATTAGCCCAGGATCCGGAGGATACAAGTAAATATGTGCCCATAAAGGCAAAGGCCAATGGCGATGGGACGTATAGTATTGAAACTCAACTTATGGGCAGTAATATTGCCTACGACAATAATAGTGATGTCCTTAAGATGAGTTCAATTCATAAAAAATGGCGTGACAATTTCAGAGGGCCGAGTCTAAACCTTGATAAATGGGAAATCGTTCAGCAAGGCGCTGGGCAAATATTAGATTTATCAGGTTTTAATATGGTAGCAAGTGCAGGGATAGAAGCAAGTGCTGCAACTATTCTGCGAAGCAAAGAGATATTTAATTTTCCATTGAGGTTGACATTCGGTCATAAGTTATCACAGCGTATCGCAAATCAGTCATTTATCGTTGAGTTAATTAGCGTTGATGATAACGGGGCGCCTGATAATAAGGACATGATTGCTGTTAGTTTTGATGGTACAACGGCAACATATTGTACCCTATATTCAAAATGTGATGGTCAGGCAATATGGTTTACGCCTAATGTGACTACGCTCGCGACAAATTCAGATGCGATACAGGAAATAGAAGTATTCTCAGATGAGGCGTGGTTTCACAGCCGGGGACTCAACTCGGTTTCTGCACGTTCAAACAGTAAGGTTGAACAGACTGTTATTCCGAACCCTAATTCACGTTATAAACTACAGATTCGTATATACAATAGTTCAACTCCTCCGGCATCAAATACAAACTGGACTTTGTATTTTGTGAATGCTATTGAGTTTTCGGAGCTAACCACGGAGATAACTGCAAGCCGGGGCGGCAAGGTTGGCGGTATGGGAATGCCTGTCACTATACCGGATGGTGTGGCTGGAGCAACGTCTCACGATTCCCCTATTACCAGTGCCCCTGTCCGCATAGGCGGCCGGGCTATAACAGCCAACTATACAGGTGTAGCCACAGGCGATACTGCTGATTTAGTTACAACCACAGTGGGAGCATTAATTCAAAAACCCTACTCAATTCCTAATTTGGATTGGCAATTCGCTTGTTCATCTCCTATCGCAAATACTGCAGATGTTGCCTTAGTAGCAGCCGGGGCAGCGGGCATAAGGAACTATGTAACCTGCTTACAGTATCAAAATACCAATGCAACCGCAACGGAAGTTGTTGTGAAGAACGGTTCAACTGTAATCTGGCTGTGTTACGCTCCAGCGAATATGGCCTTTCCTGCTTTAGTTTCGTTCCCAACACCCTTAAAGGGAACGGCTGCAACGGTTATGAACTTCGCCTGTATAACTACCGGGGCGAATGTATACGTGAATGCCCAAGGGTATCAAGCACCGTAATTTAACCAGCGGAACGCGATTGTTTAATTGAGCAGTGATTAGGTTAAAAAGATATTAGGGGTTGAATTAATTATGCCTACCCGGAAACAATGGTTCTGGCTGGTTGCGATTCTGTTGCTGTGGATATTAGTTACGTGGAAATTTACGCGTTAACCGTTTCTCTTAAGAGAACGGTTTTTTTGTGAGCGCTTGGCGGAATCGGCGTTATCTTTAAAAAAACAGGAGCGTTGTCATGAAAAATACTATGCAGTCAATTATAAAGCATATAATTGAAAACTTTTCAACCTTTGGCTTAAGCTCCGTTACCGAATCGAAGTTTATAGAAAGTCCTCAGTCCCAACTGACCGACGGCGGCAAGTGGCTTACATTATTGGCAATGCAAACCCTTCCCGGGTCGCCAAAAGGTCCGTACGTGGTACCGGATGAAAACAATAGGTCCGTAACGCAGGTGGAAATAGAGTGCAAGATGAGGGCTTCAGACCCGTCGAAAGATTTTCCCTGGAACAGTCTTTGGGAATTCCGGGACAAGGTCTATTCCGCCTTGGCGGGGGCGGGAGAAACCGGGATTGTTATTACCCGTTTTGATTTCACAGATCCTGAGAATCCCGTGGAAGACGGTGGGGTTTGGTTTGAGGTGGACAGGAATGCCCGAACACCGCTTGAGAGGACGTTGGAGGACCCTAACGACCCGGCAAACAAGAGCATTTTTTTGACTTACAACGTCCACTGGTGGAAAGCTTTTACGGATACAATTCCTGTTGATCCATGGGTGGAGGCGCTTTGTCAATGGTCTGCCGGAATCCTGGGACCGGGGTGGACCATATACCCGGGAGCGTTTAATTTGGGATTTGCCAAACCTTCGATGATGTGGAGTGTGGCCAATACGGACATTGAGGGCGTCAACCGGGCGGCGTATAAGGTAAAAAAAGTACTGGTTGGACATGTTTTGGGAAGCACGCCCAATCAGCAGGCGGCGGGTGTTTTGAGTATTACCGAAGGATTGGCAGCAGCTATTAAGGTACCCTTGAGCCTGGTTGACAGGCGTTACTTGACGGTTGGTCCGGTTAAAGGAGATTACCAGGCTGAAGCTCTCACTGTCGGCCAGGTGAGGGTTGAGTTAAGCAGGATTACAATGAGGCCCTTTGATGAGGTGCCGGTTATGGCTGAAGTACATTTCAGCACTCCATAAAAGAAAGGCGGGGGGAAAGTGGCCAAAGGCGAAAAGCAACCCGAAGAGGCGCCGAAGTATCATATTAACGAACTAATCGCTCAGTCACAAGCGGTATTCGGCGTTAAGCCGGAAGTTGTTGTTGGAGCAGTTTATGGCTGTTCCGGGAACGAGTTAACAGTGGATGAGGTGAAAGTGCTTATCAAAGCATTTTTAGAAAGGAAGGTGGAATAGTCATTGGCTCAGTAAAAACATTTCACAGATGGACAAAAGAGGAAAACAAAAGATTGATTGATCTGTATCCACTAACTCCAAATAAGGAATTGGTGGATATTTTTCATGTGACATATGATGCCCTAACAACAAGGGCGAGGGATTTACATCTGAAAAAGGAAGCATTATACAAGAGGTCTTTTCTCGGCGAGATTGGAAAAAGAAATGGAAAAACCGGACGGAAGCATCGTTTCAATGAGAATTATTTTAAAACCCTTACTCCTGAATCAGCATATTGGCTAGGTTTTATTCAGGCCGATGGTTGTATTATCGACAATTATAATAATAAACGGTTACAGATATTGCTAGGCGAAAAAGATGCTTATATGGTGGAATGCTTTCGGCAGGATATTGATGCGTTCACGGTTCCAATTGCTCACGATGTTAAGAGGAGACGTGTTTATATACGCTTTAATTCAGATGAAATGGTTTACGATCTTGAGAAACAAGGGATTTATCCAAATAAAATTAAAATCGGAACATTCCCCATGTTTGACGATCCCACCCTGCTCAATCATTATTTGCGGGGCGTTTTTGATGGAGATGGCCACATAGGGGAATCAAAAGGCGTTTATAGCATGCAACCACAGTTTAATATTTGCGGTTGTAAAGAGTTTTGCGAATGGACACTGGAACAGTTCCGTTTTTATGCCGGTGTGCCAGGAGGCGGGGTATACAGAAACACCAGTATCTATTCGCTGATTATCAGTGGGCGGAACCAAGTAGGCCAATGTTATCAGTATCTATATAAAGACGCAACACGTTGGCTATCAAGAAAGAAAGAGGTATTTAGAAAAATATTAAGATTGGAGTGATTGACTATGGCTGGGGGTAAGTGGGACGTACTTGATCTTCCTCGCATTCCTGGGCTTTATATGAATTTTGAGGCTGCGGCTTTGGCAGCCATTCAGCCCGGAAGCAGAGGTATAGTGCTGGTCCCTGTAAAGGCACACTGGGGGCCGGATAAGGAATTTCAAACAATCACGCGTGAGTCGCATATTACTGATTTATTTACCGCCGATGACAGCGATGGATCGACGGCCTATAAGACTTGCCGGTTTGCATTGATGGGCGGAGCGAAAGAGGTAATTGCCTATCGGCTGGTTGACGGTGATGCGGCGGTTGCTACCCTGACACTGAAGGACACGACCGCGGAGCCGGTAAATGTGATTCGGTTGGATGCCTATTATAAAGGAGCCAGGGGGAACAGTTTCAAGATCACTGTAGCAGTCAATCCGGTGGACGGTAACTACAAAGACATCAAGCTGTATGAGGGTACCACGTTGAGGAGGACGTACACGTTCACCAGCGGGACTATTGCAGCGGCGGTTGCGGCCATCAATAACGACACAAGCAAATACCTGAAAGCAACGTTACTGGCGGAAGGCAATGGAATCCTAACTAACATAGCAGCACAGCCTATGACCGGCGGTGATTCTGGTATTGATGGGTTGGTAACGCAGGATTATACTGACGCTTTTACCCTCTTTGAGACGCAGGAATTCAACCTGATCGCCCTGGATGGGGTAACAAGCTCCGGTATTCAGGCATCATTCAAGGCCTGGGTTGAACGGGTCCGGTCAGAAGGGACATACATTATCGGTGTAATTGGTGGGTCGGCGGTTAATGATAAGGCCGTAGATGCTGTCGATCAGGCGGTTGCCCGCAGCGCAGCTAATAATTACGAAGGTATTGTCAACGTGGGCTGTGGGGCTTACCTTGCCGGCGTTGAATATAGTTCGGCGGAACTGGCGCCTTGGGTGGCCGGGCTTATTGCCGGGAAGAAACTGAAAGAATCGGTAACCTATGCGCCGGCGCCGTTTAGCGATGTGAACCGGAGATGGACGAAATCGGAGCAGGTTGATGCTGTAGAGGGCGGCGTATTTCTTCTGTTCCATGACGGTCTGATCGTCAAGGTGCTCAAGGGAATCAATACCCTTGTAGCTCTCAGGACAGACCAAAACAATTCGTTTAAGAAGATCCGGCCCATCAGGGTTATGGATGCTATAGCCTCTGATCTGCAGAAAACTGCAGAAGCAAACTACATCGGCAAAGTAAACAATACAGAGGAAGGCCGCCTTGCGCTGATCGGTGCATGTCTGCAGTATATGGCCACTCTGGCCAAGGGCGGTGTAATTGAGGCAACCGGGTATTATGTTATTCTCGATCCGGATTACTACGGCGACGGGGCAACCTTGACGCCTGAACCGGATCAGGTATTCTTGAACTTCGGAGCGAGGTTGACCGACACCATTGAAGCTATTTTTGGAGTGTTCTATGTCTTGTAAGCTAAACAACTAACTAAAATAAAATCAAAGAAAAGGACGCTCAATACCAGAGAATGTACGGCGTCCTTTCTGTTTTACTAATAAATCTCAGGAGGTGTTAACAGGTGCCTGATATTTTAGATATTGCTCGGGCGATTAACGGGACTTACGGCGAATTGTATCTTGAAGGTGAATGGCAGACAAACGTTACCGCTGTTACCGTTGATGTTGAATTTGAATGGTCGGAGCTTAAGGTATGCGGTACACGCTGGACACAGAACAAACTGGTTGGCGTAAAAGGAACCGGGACGATTACTGGGTTTAAAGTAACGTCTGACATGATGAAGCGAATAATGCCCATGACGGATGACGATAACGGGGCAGTTAAGACTGAACTGATCACGAAGCTAAAAGACCCGGAATCATTCGGCATTGAACGTGTGCGGTTGACAAATGTCAAGTTCGATAAAATACCGATCAACTGGAAAGCCGGCGAGGTTATTGAGCAAGAGATACCATTCCGTTTTGAGGGAATTGATCCAAAGGACTATATCGAGGCGGATTAAATCACGGAAAACTATTAAAAGAAAGGGTTGTTGATAAGTGGATTTTAGAGGAATGAGCGAAGATCAAGTTATTGATTCTCTTTTAGGCAATGCTGAGATGCCGGTCGATTTTTGTAAAATAGGCCGACTTAATCTGGAGATTGACTTGCAGGGGCTGATAGCGGACAAAGTCTACAAAACCCGTGAGCAATGTACTGTTAAAAAGAAGTCTAAAGGCCAAACGGTAGTGGACTTTGACGAGGAGAAGTTCAACTGCTTGCTGATAGCACAGGCAACTACAGGGCTTCGGGTTGTTGTCCAAGAAGAGGATGAGAATACGGAGAAGAAGGTCATTGTGTTCAGCGGCTGGGGCGACCAAAGGTTCTTAAGCAAGTACAGGCTGTCCGGTCCTGACCAGGTCGTGAAACGTATGTTGCTTGCCGGCGAACTTGACTCTCTCGGGAGCATAGTGCTTGATCTAAGCGGCTACAATACTGACCTGGAAGATGTAAAAAATTAATCAAGGCCGGGGGAATGGCGGGGGTGCTGTACTGGATGTGGGTGCGGCATCACCTGCGCCCCGGCGAGTTTTGGGCTTTGCCCCATGGAGAACAGCAATTTTTATTAGCCAGTACGGATATTGAGTTAGAGCAAATGAAGAAGCAGTCCAAAGGTGGTGATAAGCGTTGAGCGAAATGGTAGCAACAGTCAGGGCAGATATATCGCAGTATGACGCTGCTATGAAGGAAGTTGGCGAGCGGCCGTCTAAAGAGGCTAACCGGGCGAAAAGCGGTTTTGCTGCTATGAATAGGTTCATAAAGCAAACCCAAAAGCGGGCAGAAATATTAGGGCGGATCAAGATGAGTCCGGCAGTGACTATCAATGACCGTATATCGGCGCCGTTGCGGACGATTGAATCAAAACTGAGCCGGTTGAACACCGTTCATAAAGTCACTCTCCAGGGTGTGGATAAAGTCACCAATGTTTTCAAACGCATCACGTCAACTCTAACCAGTCCGCTAATGTTACTCGGCGGCGGCGTGGGTATTGCCGGGGCGATCGGTTATCCGTTGAAGTTGGCCGGTGAAATGGAACAGGCAAACATCGCTATGGAAACAATGCTGGGCAGTTCTGAAAAGGCGAATAAGTTCCTCAATAACCTGGCTGATTTTGCAGTTAAAACTCCGTTTGAAATGCCCCAGCTCCGGGACGCGTCCAAGAAGCTCCTGGCCTTCGGTTTCTCGTCTGAAAGGATAATCCCGACACTGACGGCCGTCGGTGATGCTGCTTCGGGCCTCGGGCTGGGACAAGAAGGCATCAGCCGGATAACGCTGGCTTTGGGGCAGATGAAAGCCAAAGCAAAGGTTTCCGGGGATGAGATGTTACAATTGACCGAAAGCGGTATCCCAGCTTGGGACATCTTGGCCAAAAAAATGGGGAAATCCACTGCAGAAGTTATGAAACTAAGCGAACGGGGCCTTATTCCTGCTGAAAAAGTTATTGATTCACTGCTCAAGGGCATGGAGGAACGCTTCCCGCAAATGATGGACAAGCAGTCACGTTCTCTATTCGGCCTGGTCTCTACCCTGAAGGACTACGCCAACCTGAAATTCTTCACTGCATTTGGCGAGGGTATCCGGCAGGCAGTAGTTCCAGCAATGCAGAAATTTACCGACAAGCTTACAGCAAATGAGAAAGGGCTTAAACAGGTGCAGGACCGCCTTACCGAGATCGGCCGTGGTGTCGGTGGCTGGATTGTGGACAGGTTTGAAGGCATTTATTATTGGCTTGAGCGTCTTTCGTCGGATGAAAAATTTAAAAAAATGGTCTGGGGGGACAAGCTTATATTTGTTCTTAACAGCGGGCTGGATGCTGTTAGTAAATGGCTTGACGGCCCGGGCGGCGCAAAAGTACAGGAGATATTCATTAAATTTGGTGAAATAGCGGTAAAAGCATGGCTTACCGGTCTTACCAGTATGGCGAAGGGATCAGTCAGTGCCCTGGCTAATGGTAATATCCTTGGAGCCGCCGGTTTGGCTGCTGGTTTTAGTCTGCTGGGTGGCGGTATGCTTCTTAAAGGTGCATTGGGTGCAGGTAAAGGGCTATTTGGCGCTGGCAAATGGGGAATAGAGATATTTGATAAAGTCCTTAAAAATAAAGCTATCAGCAAAATAGCAAAGTTGGAGAAAACTAACCCCCTAGCTGCTGAAATGGTAAAAAGCACTTACGGTATTAAAGAGGTTCCCGCTGCTGCGTCACCTGTCGCTAAAGCTGCTACTCCTGCTGTTGAAGCCGTTGCTAAGTCCCCAGTGGTAAAGGCTGCCGTTACCCCTGTCGCTGAAATGGCTGCCGGCACAGCCTCAAAAGCAGGGGAAGGACTGTCAATGTTCAGTAAGGTAATGCCCGCCTTTAATAAAGTAGCCAAGGTTGCCGGGAAAGCAGCCTTACCCCTGGCGATAGCAGGAGAGGCTTACGACGTATCTAAAGCAAAGGATAAGCCCGCAGCAATTATCAAGTCTGCCGGCGGTTTAGGCGGCGGCTGGGCTGGCGCTCAAATCGGCGCTGCCATAGGAACAGCAATCCTTCCTGGAATCGGTACAGCCATAGGTGGAGCACTTGGAGGCATTGGTGGTTATCTTGCAGGCAAGTGGGCTGCCTCAAAGATGGTCGAAACACCGGCAGCGAAGGCGGGAGTTGTAAAAACAGCAAAAACAGAAGATATAACTGCAGCAGCGGCGGCCAGTAACGCAAACCTGCAAAAAGCAACCAAAGATACGACATCCATAATAACCAGTCTGAATACCGATCTACAGAAAGCGACTAAAGACATACTTGCCAAAATGGGAGCCTGGGGCGATCAGCTAAAAAATATAACAACAGTCTCAGCCTCATTTGTAACAGATTTCCGGTCCATGTCTGATCGCATTATCGCCGGCGGATCATTCCTGGCCAACTCCCTTATAAATGCTGCTGCCATGGTTGCAGTAAGATCATTTACTACCATACCAGTTCCGGCGACGGTTCCGGCGGCCAAACATGCAACAGGCGGTGTTTTCAGCAGTCCTCACCTGGGTATGGTTGCAGAAGCAGGTTCGGAGGCGATAATCCCTTTATCCTCTCGGATGAGGAGCAGAGGCCTTGATCTCTGGCAGCAGGCGGGCAATTTATTGGACGTCGGCAGGGTTATGTCCCCCATGCCGGCATTGGCTGGAGTTGGTGGGATAGGGTATAATGTAGATTTTAATTATAGTCCCAACTGGAAAGAACCTGCCGCAACCGGTAGCGCCGGTATGAATATCAACGTCAATGTCAGCGGCGTTAATTCAACTTTCAATATGCCTTCCTCCGAGATAGACGAGGATGAACTTGCTTGGACTATTGGACATAAACTCGTTAGAGCGATTATAAACGATCTTGAGAATAAGGTTTAAGTAAGATATTGTCGGTATTTGTCGGCAGGAAAATAAAGGGATAAGAAATATTTTGTCGAAACCTCTAGTAATTTATTGAGGTGGGGTGGTTTCTTGAAAAGGGTATTCTTGGTGATATGTTTTGTAGCCTTAATCCTGGGTATAGCGGGATGTAGTGGAGCTCCATCTATTGACACGGGATCTGATAAGGTTACTGCAAAGAAGCCTGAGCAAAAGCAAAATCAGGATACAAACCAAGGGCAGGTTACCAAAACACAGGAAACAAAGCCGCAGCAGGAACAGACCACAGATTATGACAAAGCCTTAACAGAAGAATTAAAGAAATATATGTTTGAAAATTACGGCGGCAATGGTAATCCTGAATATGAAACTTCATGGTATAGCTTGATTAAAGAAATAAAGGCATATTCCGATGGACAGGATAAATGGGCTGTGGTAAAAACCGATATTTATCGTGATGATGAAGGCAAAAACGCAGCGGTTTTTTTAGCCAGGACCATTTTAGCTGGAGATATTGTTGGCCGAGTGGAAATAGATGATCAGGACGGATTTCCTCTTGCCCAGGAACTAAAGTAGATGAGCACTATAATGTCTTAAACGTCACTCACAAAGGCACCCTTCTCCGGGGTGCCTTTGTATTTGAAAAAAGGGGTTGCAAAGTATGCAGGAGACACCATTATTAGACGAATTTGATTATGAACGTTTTTCGAAAGCTTACGCCAATATGAAGAGCCGTGTCGTAACTGACGATCTTACCGTAAGAGGCTTGGAACAGGAGTTGCAGCGAGAACGGCAAACCCATAAATTATCTTTGCCGATACTTGGCTTCATTCAGAAACTTTTCAAGCGTTTTTTCGGCGTGAAGAGATAAATGGCCACATTTAGGGCAATGAAAGGCGTTAAGAACTAAAGAAGTTTTATGGTCTTGTTCCAGTTTTCCCTGATCATTAATTATAAGACGCACAAGTGCAAATCTATCTGGTTGATCTGCTAATTGATCGCTTAAAAGTTTTTCATATTCGCTTCCGCAAATTGGACAATTAAACACTTTTCACCTCCCTCCTTGTTTTGGTAGTCTGGACAATTACCATTTTCGACAGGCGGGAGGTGTTCCCTTTGTAAAAGAATGTCGAATCGTGGTGATCCAAATGGACTTCTACCTTTTTGACGGGGCGGGTGGCTTTCTGCACTTCCCTGTTAACCCGCAGGAAGTAACAATAAAACGGGAAAAACTTTCAGAGGTATTTACACTATTAAATTTGGGAGAAAATGAGATTGCAACTGGTGAGAAGCTGAAAGAAATTAGCTTCTCTTCCTTTTTTCCGAGAGACTACGATTCTTTCTGCCAGTATGCTGACATTCCAGACCCACAAGCAGCAATGAATTTGTTAACACTCTGGACTATGAGCAGGCGCCCGGTAAGGTTGATCATTACGAAGACGATTATCAACGTCCTGGTATTAGTTATAGCGCACACATCAACATTCAAAGGCGGGGAACCGGGCGACGTGTATTTTGAGTTTACAGCACGGACATGGCGCAACGTCGGTGTTCGTACAGCTCCGATGGTCCCGGCCGGGCTTCTGGGTACCGAGAACAGGCCGGATATGGAGTTCCCGAGTGGAACTTCCAGGGGCTTGCGGGCTGACTTCCAGACTTCTCCGGGCACCTATACAGTCAACTCAAGCAGTGAGACTGTTTTTGATATTGCCGTCCGTCTTCTTGGAGACAGCAATAGATGGGAAGATATATACGAGCTTAACAGGAATGTAATCGGGGCTAATCCCTTCTCGGTAATACCAATTGGAACAGTCCTGACCATACCAGTTTAAGGGGGTGCTGGTTTTGATTTCAGATTTCCGGGACGAGTATTTCCGGTACGATGTCAGGCTTGCCGGCACTCATTACCTGGGCGACACAGTTGAGAAAATTACTACGGAAGAATCTATTGACGAAATAGCACTCAGGGCGACTATTAGGGTAGCAATTACCCAGGACTATCCCTTTATCGGGCCAGGGCAAACGATAGAAATAATAGACACCCTGCAGAACGATCTTGTAAGGTATGACGGTATTATCCATGAAACGAACAGCGAGAACGCCGGCCAGAAGCACCTGGACATTAAAGCTTATTGTAGGGCAAAGTACCTAGAATCAGAAGACGAGGTTTGGTTAGGCGCCGATATGACTGCGACATCTCGTTTCAGGTTGTATGCAAATAAATGGGGCATTCCTTTGGGCAGCATAGCGGACGCCGGACAGAAACTGGACAAGGCAGTCTATCGACCACGAAAACTGGCTGCAATGATCAAGGCTGACTTAGAAGAGACTGCCAAAAAGAACGGGAGAATGTTTAGGGTGCGGAGTAATAACAGGGTCCTTGATCTGGTTGAGCTTGGATCCAACTCCGTAATCCCCACTTTGCTCCCTGAGATTAATATTGAAAAAATCCAGCAGCGCCGGACCATGCTGGACAAGAACACAAGAGTAAAGTATGTCGGCAAACAAAGAGGCGGGACACGGAAACCGGTCTATGGCAGTGCCGCTGGAGAGGTATCACAGTACGGTACGCAGTACAGGATTCAGATTGATGACCGGATGAACACTGTCCCAGAGGCCAACAGTGCCAGTGCAAAACAGATAGTGCCGATTGAAGAAATCATCACTGTCTATGTGTCGGATGAACTAATCAACAGTAGAGCCGGAGACAAGGTGATAATTGGAACGATGGATGTGTCCGGTAATATTGTTACAGGGACCATGGAACTGCTGATCATTAATCTGCGGCGTGAACATGGCAATCAGTCCAGTCCCGGGCACTGCGTATTGGAGCTCGGTAACCTGGATTATGTAAGGAGGAAGTATTACCTTGGAGATTCCAACTACTCGCCTAGTACGAGCACTTGAGCACAGGATGGCTACCAATGCTGCCAGGGCAGTTCAGGGGATTGCTGCAGAGATCGGAACTATAACGAAAGTGTTCTTGGGAGAGGACGCATATACAGTCAAACGCGTATGGCTGAAATTAGACAATTTCAAGGACACCATCAAAGACGCCATGTTCTCTGACTTCAAAGTAAAAATGGTTATGAAAGACTTTGCCCGAGTTGTTAGGCTGGTGTCTCCGGTCAACCCTGACGGAACAGATGGCGATGGCGCAGAATATAGCGACCTGACCAGGTTTGATTTTGAAGTGCAGGGCGTGGCTGATGCTGAGGGCGCCAAACGAAAGGAAATCACAGTCGAGGTTGAACTTCGCACAAAGGACGGCCTTAAAGTTGGAGACAGGGTGCTGGTGGCGACGTTTAATCGAGGGCAAGATCATCTTATTGTATGCAAGGTTAAACCACCATGCGGTGAAGGGTGCGGTGGTTGCGGCGGGTGCGATGGGTGAAGTAGGTAGTATGCCGGTCAGTTTGACCGGTTTTTCTTTATAAACGAGGTGATCCGTAATGGAGAATCTATTCCCAACAGGCAGTATTCCAGCAGTAGTACCGGCAAAAATAAGCAGGGCAGTCAAGTTCGGAAAGTCATGGAAGTTCGATTTTGACGAGGGTGAGTTCGTTGTTGGTCCGACAAACAAAATTGAGGCGGCTGATGAGGTTGAAGCCTATTATGAATGGTGCCAGAAGGCGCTCTTAACCATACGGTACCGGTACGTGATTTATTCCCCTGACTACGGAAGCGAGCTTGAAACTTTGTTCCAGACGGCACTTGACCGGGCTGCAATTGAAAGCGAGATAGCCCGGATGGTTACAGAAACACTGATGGTTGATCCCCGGACCGGAACGGTCGGGGATTTTGTATTTACCTGGCTGGAGGATGACGTGGCTTTTGATTGTACAGTGGTTACTGCAAGAGGATCGCAGTTGAACCTCTCCAGCAGTGCAGGAATTGCCCTTTAAGGTGGTGATGATACTTGACCGTTACAATATCGCAGTTGTTCGAAGACGAGAGTTATCTTTCAATCTTACAGAGACTGCTTGATCGTATCTCAGATGATATCGACAAGGCAGAAGGCAGCTATATTTACGACGCCGTTGCGCCTAATGCCTTTGAGCACTCCAAACAGGCTGCGTTTTTCAGGTTTGTGATTGAACAGGCTTTTGCATTACTGGCAGAAGGTGAATACCTGGATAAGATGGCTGCAGACTTCGGCATTTCCCGGGCGGCTGCTATTCCGGCCACGGTTGGCTTGGAATTCACCGGGACGCCGGGGATTACTATACCTGCCGGAACACGCGTGGCAGTCCAGGCGACAGAGATCATGTTCGCAACTGACCAGGAAGGCATCATCGGGGCGGAAGGTACGGTCACTATTCCGGCAACATGCACAACGGCCGGGACAGACGGTAACGTGCCCAACGATGTTGTCAACGTTCTGGTTGACTTTATCCCCAACGTGGAGGAAGTCACCAACCCGAGCCCTGCAACCGGCGGCGTGGATGCAGAATCAGATGACGTTCTAAGAGTCAGAATTCTTTTCTTTAAACGCAATCCGGAGCGCGGCGGCACAGCAACGGATTATGTTCGGTGGGCGCTTTCTGTGTCCGGGGTCCAGGCTGCGCACGTTGTAGCTTTAAGCCGGGGAATCGGCAGCGTAGATGTAGTTATCGGTGCTCCACCGGCCGAGATAGACGATCTTGTTCCTCTTGTACAGGCAGTGGTAGACCTGAAGAAGCCTTTGGGTGTGGATGCCATAGTAATCGGCGCAACGATTCAAGAGGAAGACTTCAGGATTACGGTATCAGGAATTACTGCTCTGGAAGCGGAAGATGCAGCCACGGAATACCTGAACACAGTTGGAATTGGCGGGACGGTTATCTTCTCCAAACTTATAGCAGCATTAATTCAGGCGGGAGCGACGGATGCCTACCTGACCGAACCGGAAGGAACAAGGCTTGAATTATCACCGGACAGTGTTCTGTACCCGAATATCTACATAACGGTGGTGTAGCTGATGGCAATAGACCTTTTTAAGTATCTGCCGCGGTATTACCTGGACAGCCGTATCATGAAGGCGCTGCAGGATTCTATAGGCGAAGAAGTCCCGGATGCTATCGGGTACCTCTGGCGGGTACTGTTTTGCAACACTGTCCCTGATGAAGGGCTATGGCTGTGGCTGGACGAATATGATGCCCTGACCCGGGACGAAGTTTATGCAAAGATGCGCGGTGGTGGAGCCCTTAACCTGGAAATGCTTCTGGCCCTTAGCATAGGAGCAGTCGAGACAACGTTTCTTTGCCCGGAGGTCGGGATCAATCTTTCTGAGGATGATGCTTTCTTTGTAGACGGGATTTATTATGGGCCGCTTATTTCGGAGATATGGGTTGATACTGATGAGCTTGAAGTAGCCAAGCGACTTGTTGCATTAACCGGCATGGCAGGATTCAGGTACTGGATGGTGCTGAAGTGCCAGAACACTGTCCCAAAGAGCCCAGCGGTACCTTATGTGAGCTTGTCGGAGATTCCTCCACTCTGTTTGCCGGAGCCTTGGGACTTTGATATCTTATCGGGCGGAATACTTCTGGCTATGTCGCAAATGCGTTCTGACGCTGCATCGAAGTCTTTTGCCAACAGAGCGAAGGTATCAATTTTTTCCCCGCTTGCTTTTTGGGTTGAGGAACTTTATTGGAACAGTGAAACATCATTTATGGCTCAAAGCTGCACCACGCAGATGTCGTAAATAAACGGAGGTGTCTAAATAGTGGCTGATGCCAAATCTACTCAGACATTAGTAAAAAGTATAAGAGATGCTTATAAACTGGTCAATGAAGATGATATATGGATCGGAATAGGCAGAACAACCGCCTGGCCGGATGAGAATGAACCACCGGACCCGGAAATTACAACGCAGGATATAGCTGAAATCGTCGGCCTGGTTTTGCCTGAAACAATCGGCACAGTGATCCCTGATGAGAATGGGGAAATTGAATTTCCCGGATATAACTGGCACATGCTTACGCCGCCCTACTCGCTTGAGGAAATGATTGCCCAGGAAGCCCGGTGGGTTTATATATCCGGCTGGCTTATGTACGATCAGTTTCCGGTAGTCACTTATCGTCAGGAGTGTGTTTACGTGGACGTTGTTAAAGCGGAAGGTGTTCTTCCCGGGGCAACCGTACTACTGCCGGCACAGGTTGAAAGCTACGGAACAATGCTCGTCTTTACCAACCGGAAGAAGGTTGAGCGCAGCGAGAGTAAAAAGGAATTCGTCGAGTTTATTCTTGAATGTTAGGAGGTGGGGGCCCAAATGACATATTACAACCGATATAACGATGCCAGTCTGTGGGTCATGTTGGAGTTTATTGCCGGCAGACGTCTGCAGTCGGCAGAGTTAAATGAAATTCAAGCGATGTCTTTGCATCGGGACCGCGACCTGGGCAATGTCCTGTTTGGCACAGGCAAGATAGTAGACGGATGCCAGATCCTTGTAGATACAGAAAACAGTGAGGCGAAGATCACATCAGGACGTATCTACTATGAAGGTATGATTTTTAACCTTGCAGAAGACACGGTAGAGATCACTCAATCAGGCCTGGAAGTTATCGGCCTTAAGGTAGTCTTCTCATACATCACGTCAGAAGACGATCCGACCTTAAAAGATCCTGCGCTGGGCGCCAGAAATTACGGCTTACCAGGGGCAGACCGGAAGATTGCGATACTTTCATGGGCAAAGGATGATCCGGAAGCATTCCCGGTTTTTAAGCTTCAGGACGGTGTTGTTATGCAGACCGCCGTTCCTCCAGAGCTTGAAGGTATCACGCCGATTCTGGCCAGGCGCACATTCGATGTCAGCGGCGATTTTCTGGTTTCCGGGATGGATGCATTTGTTGAAGCTCTGGATGCAGACAACGTTTCGCTTGTAATTGAGGCCGGTAAAGCCTACGTCCTGGGCAGAGAGATTGATAAGCTTATCCCTACCCGGATTACTGTACCCAAGTCGAAGACAACCTGGGGAGTAGTCAACGAGACAAAAACTTACAACAATGGCACGAATGAATATCCCTTAAACAGTACGCCGGTCAAGCAGATCGACACGCTGACTGCTACAGTGCAGATTACGGAAAATATCACCCGTGGTAACATACCCGGGACAGAAGACTTGCTGCCACACACGCCGGTTGTGAGTGTTATATCTGTCATACAGGGAGGAACTACCTATCAGCTTAATACCGATTATCTGACGCCCGGAAACAATATAGACTGGTCTCCTGGAGGGGCAGAGCCAGACGGTGGAACGACATACAGTGTAACCTACCGCTACACGAAGGTAATGGTACAGGGAGTAGATTATGACCTGCACAGCAACAACGCCCGTTTCTTGGCCGGTGACAGGCCCGTGAACGGTTCGACGTTCCAGGTCAGCTATGCCTTTTATCTGGCCAGGCGGGACCTGCACTATTTGGAGAACAGCGGTGACTTTGTAGTGGTCCAGGGGCAGCCGGCAATAACTCCATCGGTGCCCATTGCTCCGCTTTTATGTCTACCGCTTGGTGAAGTATATTATCCTCCAGACAGCGATGAAGCAGTTGTGACCAATTACAAACCAAAAAGACTGACACAGATGGACCTTCGGGCAATGCTTAAGCGGTTGGAACGGTCGGAATATAACGCAGCTATAGCAGACCTTGATAAAGAGGCACAGACAAGCGATCCGGATATAACTAAATTAGGCATTATGTCAGATACCTTCGTGAACTTTGAAAAGGCAGATATATACCACGAACTATTTGACGCAATGTTTGACCCGAATAATCAATCCCTAATCCTGCCGTTAAACTGGGAAGAACACGATCTGACTGTAGATGTAGCGAACACAACAGCCCTTTTAAAAGGCAGGTTGTATATGCTTCCGTACACGGAAGAGGTCGTTTTGCAGCAAGCCTACGGGACTACGGATATGAATGTCAATCCTTACGCAGTCTGGGAAAATCTCGGTGTTATCTTACTCGATCCGAGCGAAGATATTTGGATTGAGGTTACGGAAATCCTCCGGGGAATATGGAATTGGTGGGACGCTGTGTGGGACGCTGTATGGGACGCTGGCAGTGCAAATAAAGTTGAAACTAAGATTCTAGTAGAAGAGGAAATTACATACATCCGGCAGCGCACTGTCACAGTCAAAGGTGAAAACTTCCTGCCCAACGCCGATAATATCCAGGCAACGTTTGATAATGTGGCAGTTACCCTGACGCCAGTTGCGCCTACACAGGCCGGCACAGACCCGGGCACTGTAAAAGCGGACGCTAACGGCAGGTTCACAGCAACCTTCATGATTCCGGCCAATATACGCAGTGGAACCCGTGAAGTCAGGCTGTTTAATTATGTTCAGAATTAGGAGGTGGACAGATGCCAGTAATACAAGATGAGGCAGTTGCGGCATATACAGGAATCGGCAAAAAACAGGTTATTGAGACGACTACATGGCAGAATCCCTGGCGTTACCTGATAGATCCCCTAGCTCAAAGTTTTACTTTGGCTGAGAATAGGTTTATCACAGCGGTTGGTCTTTATTTTCATACAAAAGACCCATCGATACCTGTTACAGTTCAAATTAGGAATGTGGTTAACGGTTATCCCGGATCTACTGTTCTTGTGTCTAAGACTCTTCGGCCTACAGATGTTTCTGTATCAACGAACGGTTCGGTTGAAATAAAAGCTACCTTTGACGAGCCGGTGCTACTTTATGCTGACACTGAATATTGCATTGTAATAATTACTACAGCTGACCAATACCGCCTGTTTGTAGCTCGTCTCGCGGAGAACGATCTAATCTCCGGAGTAAAGGTTACCCGGCAGCCATACACGGTAGGGGTTCTGTTCTCTTCTTCTAATGCTTCGACATGGACGGCGCACCAAGAAATGGATCTAAAGTTCAAGCTTTACGGAGCGGTATTCAGCGACGAGGCGATCTTGAGATTCAATTCAGTGCCGGTAGATAACGTCGGGATGCTGTTGCTTGCTGTTGGTGAACTGATCCCTCAAGGATGCAGCATTTTATGGCAATGGTCCCCTGACAGTAGTCAGTGGTATCCATTAAACGATAGCAATGTTACGGCTCTGAGCGCGATAAGGACAACAGTTTATGTAAAAGCTATCCTTATGAGGGGCGGTAAGACAAGCCCGGTCATCCACGTTAAGTCTGCAACTCTGGTAGGCCTGAGCTATAAGGCTGCAGGAGTGTATGTTACAAAGCAGGTATCAGCGGATAACTTTTCGGACATCCTGGTCTACGTTGACCTAAACACACCAAGCGGAACAACGCAGACGCTGCAATACAGTATAGACGATGGAGCCAACTGGCTGAACTTTGAATCACCAACTGCAAAGCAGGTAAGTGCGGAATATTTCCAGTACAGGTATACTAAGCACCTGGCTTCCCCGGCAACGCATGTTAGAATCCGCTTGAACGCAACTTCGAATTCCAGGTTGGTAACACCGCGGGCCAGACGGCTGATGCTGATCCTGTCATAAGGAGGCTGAAAATATCATGGCAGACCAAATTGTTATATCCGGTGAAGGGCAGGACAGTTTACTTACTGGAGCCCAGAAGATCAACCTGGCAATTGCAGAATTAAACCAGGCTATCTTAGACCTTGCGCTAAAAATCGTTAATGCCGGGGATGTGCCGTCAATCCAAGCCGGACTTATTGCCAACCGTCCGGAGGCTACCGGAAGCGGCGCCATTTATATCGCCACTGACGAGGACGAGAAAAAGTTCTACCGGGACGTTGCTGCAGATACTTGGGAACTGATCGGCGGCGGCCAGGTGGATTGGTCTAGTATAGAGGGCAAGCCTTCGACGTTTCCCCCATCTGCACATGCAGCTAGCCACGCTTCTGGACAAGCTGATGCAATTACTCCAGCGTCTATCGGTGCGCTTGCGTCAGCTCTCTTTACTTGGGCAAACCTTGGAGGGAAGCCTTCGACATTTACTCCAAGTGCACATAAGACTACTCACTCTACCGGAGGATCGGACGCTCTCACGGCAGCGAATATTGGAGCAATTACTCTGTCCGATCTGATCTGGGCAAATATCGCAGGGAAACCGTCAACATACCCGCCATCGGCACATGCAGCTAGCCACGCTTCTGGACAAGCTGATGCAATTACACCGGCTGCCATTGGGGCAATGCCGGCAAGTACGGTCTTTCCTTTCTGCGCAAACTGCCAGTCAACAAACCTCAATAATGCTGACGAGGTTTGGTTCTTCGAGGTAACGGTACCCACAGGAAAAACGCTTAAGATTAAGGCAACAAATGTTTACCCTGCCGGGATAACTAATATGATCTGCGAGGTCTGGAATGTGACTGACAGCCAGTCGGTGTATTCTTCCAATTCAAGCTGGTCTGCCGGAAATCCACTTGCCACGGTAGCTGCAGATAAAGTTGTTGCCTTCCGGTTGAAAAATACCAGTGGAGCAAATAGGTCGGAGGCAACCGGATTTGTAGCCTTCACGATTGAATAGAGGTGGTCTTATATGGCAAGAGTGGTTATAAACCAGGACAACCCTCATACAATTGGTGACGCTAACGACGGAATGATAGCTGTGTATGAAGTGGGAACAGAGCAATGTGTCCTTGGGCACGCTGACTGCAAAATTCATGACATGTGGACCTTTCATATAGTCAAGGGCTGTTCGAATAATAGTAAAGGTCATATACGCAGCGGGAAAATAAGCGTTATAGGCCGGCATACGCACTCATTTTATCGGACGACAGGCAATGTCACGTTCAACCATCCCCATCTGTATATGTGCGCATCGGGACACGCAAACTGCCAGCTTTGGCACCTAAGCAAGACCTTTGGGGTGGATGACTTCGAGCAGGCCAACACTGGTCCTGCTCCCGCTGCGGGGAAAGTAAACGTAAACGCAGAACACTACCACAGCTACACAGGTAACGAACCGACAAGCGGAGTTATTGATATGGACACGATCACATGTCCTTCCGGACATGCTGACTGCAAGTTTGTGCCTACGTATAATGATCGATGCGCGTCAGGTCTGGAGAGCCGGGTTACCAATACGGTGCACTTGGCTTAAGACTAAACGCTTAGGCACATAATGATCGGATAAGAGCCGCCGAAATAGGGGGTTATTTTATTTGGAGGTGGGTGGGATTTGGAAAACGAAAAGACACAGTGGTACTCAAATAAGGCCCTTTTTGAGCAGATTGAGGAGCTTAAAGAGCAGATAAGTCATGTATGCACAGAAATAGGGAAAACCACAACCTTGCTGCGTGATTACAACGGTATTCGGAAGCGGCTGAATGAAATCGAATTATGGCTAAGTGAGCAAAAAGGTAAAGAGAAAAATGAGACGGAGTCAAAGGAAAACAGTGCCCAGCGGTGGGCATATATTTTTGGCGCCGGAGGGCTGTTTATTGCTCTACTTGCAGTATTAGCGCAGGTGTTTTGTCGATGAATATGCCGCCAATAAAAGAGAATACAAAAGGTTTTTTTAATCAGCCCTGGCAGATTAGCTTCAAAGACATTTTAGCGATTGCGTTTTCCAGTACATTTTTATTTGTCTGTGTGCTTGCCTGTTTCGGCAAAGATAATGCGCTGGCAGTGCTTCAGGCACTTGTCCCGGTTATAGGTATTGTATTAGGCGGCTACTTCCTCCAGGAAGGCGCTGCAATGTACTTTATGCGTAGTCAGGGCATGAACAATAATTATGGCGGCTACGGCGGTTACGGTTATAACAATTATAGCTACGGAACCCAATCGACACCTTCTGTAGACACGTCGCAAACAGTAAACACAGTCACACCCGAACCAACCGATTTAAGCGGCGGAGACGCCGGAATATAAGGAGGTGAAAATGCATGGATATTCACTGGTCACCGACAAAAAACTTCAGTACCGGGCGTAGCGGAAAAAAGATAATAGGAATTGTAAACCATATCACTTCAGGCGCGTTCCCAGGTTGCCTGTCTTGGCTCCAAAATCCGGCAGCAAAAAGCAGCGCCCATTACATTGTTACACGAACAGGCGCTATTTATCAGTTAGTCAAAGATGAGGATACTTCTTGGCATGCAGGGATAGTCAACAAACCAAACTGGGCACTATACGACGGCAAGACCAACCCCAACAAAATAACCATCGGCATCGAACACGAAGGCTACGGAAATAACGGCGGCGATGGGACACTTACAGAAGCGCAGTATCAGGCAACCCTTTGGCTACATAAGCAACTCATAGCCAAACATGGCATTGTTGTGGATAAAGACCACATCATCGGCCATTACCGGATCGATTCGGTAAACAGGCCAAACTGCCCGGGTCCTAACTTTCCGTGGACAAGATTGCTGGGCGATTTACAGAATCATGTTGTAAAGGAGGCGATAAGTACAGTGGCAGGTATGTTTAAAGATGTTCCGGATAATCATCCAGCCAAGGCTAGTGTCGAGAAATATGCCCAACTGGGGATCGTTAAAGGAGACACACAGGGCAATTTCAACCCGGATGCGCCAGTAACCAGGGCGCAGGTTGTTGTTATCCTGGACAGGGCATTTACAAAGTTTATGGGGAAGTAGGTGATCCCGATGAAGCGTCCCCGAAGTCCCTAGTTTAAGAGAACTGAGGCCAGGTCAGAAAATGGCCATAATAAAAAAAGAATATTGGTATAGGACTCACAAGCCCTGGAAGAGGGCTTTATTTATGCTCAAATCAAAACTGTGGAGGTAATGTATATGTTAGACGTAATTCTTGAATTAATCAGTATAATCAGTAAGCTGCTCCCAAGCCTAGTCTATCTCATCATAGTATGCCTTTTGATCCTCGTCTGGAACCCGCTTAAGGTGTTGTTAAAGAAAGTGGTCACTGACAAGCTCGGCCATGACGCATACACTTATGCCGAGACTGTCTTTAAGGATGAGATCGGTGAAGTCAAGCTTGAAAAAGCACTGGCGTACTTCAACCAGCATAAATCGCAGTGGGGATTGAGCGGCCTATCTGTTGAGGCGATTCGTACAGCCATTGAAAAAGCCTGGAGCGAATATAATTAATAATTAGTTGTGAAGGAAGGCGGTTTGAAATGCCGCTTGAGGAAAGTTACGAAAAGTAAATATTAGTTTATATGTTATGTATGGTTAGGCTTACCCAATGAAGCATAACAGATAGACTATATTCGATAATAAATCGTTATATCATCCTTAGAGCGCACTTCAATATGGCTGATCAACCCCTGGAGGTGCGCTTTCCGTTTTATAGGGTCCTGCTCTATTAATATTGAAGCTGCAGCTTTGGCGCAGGCTTTTATTTTTTCCTCCATTGCTTCACCAGAAAGCTGACAAGATAATTGGTTGTTCAGGTTAATAATATCCTCTTCAACGCCTACTTGTTGGGCTAAAATAGTCTCCCGCCGCTGAGAGAAAAAGCCGATATCGTACTGGCCGGTTTCGTATGCTTCTGCTGCACGGATCAACATCGTCTTCAGCCGTTCCAGTTCCCTTTCCTTCATGACCAGGTTTTCCTTCAATACGTCTACATCTGAAGGGATTATCTCCCTGTTTACCAAAGTGCCGTCTTTTAATATCTCTTCTATGTCCAGCAAAACGTTTTCTTCCAGCAGATCCGCCCTGATATATCCAATGTCACAGGTACCCGTACCTCTGCTTGCGTAATTATTGCAAGTGTAATACCGGTATGTGTACTTCCCTTTCCGGGCTTTCCTGCCGACCAATGTAGCTTCTTTACACACTCCACAACGCAGGAGGCCGGAAAGCAGGTAAAAGTCATTTTGTGACCGGCCGCCGAGATCCGCCTTTCTTTTTCGCCTGGCCTGGGTCTGATCCCACATGCCCCGATCAATTATTACCGGGTGGTTGTTTTCTACCCTTACATCTCCCCATGTAAATGTTCCTGTATAAACCTCATTTTCAATAATCTCTCTTACAGACACATGCGCCCAGGAATTCCCCCGCAGGCTTTTAAAGTCCATTCTATTCAGCATATCGGCAATAGCCCGCAGGCCAAAATTCTGCTCCATGTACATGGAGTAAATAAGTCTTACAATTTTAGCTTCCTCTTCATCTATTTCAAAACCATCGGGAGTAAGCTTATAACCCAGAGGGCGCCGACCCATGTACTTACCCTGTTTCGCCCGTTCGATCATTCCGCCAAGCACTTTTGAAGCCAGCTGCTTCCTAAAATACTCCGAAAATGCGGAAAGGATATGCATCTGCAGCTGGCCCTGGGCTGTAGTTGTATCAAAGCCGTCGTGGATCGAAACAAAAGAGACGCCCATTTTGTCCAGTTGATCAACGAAAAGAAGGGTATCCAACATAGACCTGGCCAACCGGTCCAGTTCGTGGACTATGACAACAGAAACGCCGTAATCCTGGATGAACTTGAGTACTGCCTGGCGTTCTTTTCCGGAGCTGCTTAATACCTTTGCCCCGGACTGTACAAATTCAAAGATGTGGACAAGGTCTAGTTTGCGAGTGCGGCATTCCTCGGCTATGTGAGTACGCTGGTGAGGTATTGAGTACCTCTCTTCCTGGGCCTGCTCGATAGTTGAAACTCTGACGATACCCAGGGCGAGATTTGTGGATAAGGAAGGTTTTGGTTTGGTCATAGGGGCACCTCCAGAAACTTAATAGTACAAGCTCTCTTTTCAATCCCTAAACAAATATCTAAAGGAACCAATTAACGCTTTCCAATTGATGGTTATGTGAATTACTCCAAATAGCAGTGCTATTAAGGCGAAAAAAATATGTATATCATAAAATTGATGCCTTGTCATTCCTATAAGCATTAATTGCCGGCCATGCCCTGGATCAGCATGCGTAAAGATCATTGTAAGCCCGGTAAGCGTTAAGAGAGATCCGGCAATAAGCAGGCAAACAGCAACAATCGACCGTAAACTACGTGATTTAGACATGTTCCTAATCCCCCAATGTCTACCACACTAAATCATTATAGGCCATCATATCGTTTTGGCCTAGGAAAGCTCTTAAAACCTGAATTAGATCAGCAATCCTTTTTGGCCCTTCGGTAACAATTTCCCGAAAAGCATCTTCGGTTTGCATGTTCCAGTGCCAGGTATCTTCAAAAGCTGCGATCTGGGCAGCCGATGCAGTACCATTAGTCTCCTGAAATAGAACGTTATAGGTAGCATTACTGTTAAAAGGTGGATCTATGTAGATTAAGTCCACAGATTCATCTTGAATATGTTCGCGAAGGATATACAGATTGTCCCCGTAATAAAGCTTGTTTTTCCAGGACATATGTTTTCACCTTACTAAATTTTATTGTCCGGTAATACCATTTTCTGCTATAATATTCATTGAGATGCGCCCGTAGCTTAACTGGATAAAGCGGGCTCCTGCTAAGAGCTAGATTGTGGGTTCGAATCCCATCGCTATATTTTATTTGAAAATCAGCATCACTAACTACTTTTTCCCCGCAATCTTCCTTGCCATCTGCCATTGCAGCTCCATCATTTCCTCCACCTGCCCCGGCTTAATCCCACACTGTATAGCCTTTTCAATAACCTTATTCCATTCCTGCAAGCTCTCTTCTTTACTGGCTATATAGTCTTGGTAAAACCAGTACTCCGGCGGCTCTTTTCTGATTAAGGCCACCACAACACCGGCGATTCGGTACTCCTTATCCATAATTATATCTTCATAATCCGGGTTAGCTGCCCTAAGTACGGCTCCCTTTTCTTTGTCCTCAAAGTAAAACTTCAACGTTGCTTCGGAAAAGCCAGCTGCTATATCGCGAAGCGCCACAACGATATCCCCAGGCTTTATCTTGTCCGGCTGGCGGCAAACGGCAAAATCTCCTGCATGGATCCCCACTCCTATCATGCTATCGCCTTTCACCTGAAGGGCGAAGTCAGCCCTGACGTCGGCAGGGATGTCCAGTTCACCGGCGTAGTTTTCTTCGGCTAAAAGGGGAATACCGGCACGGATGGTACCTAAGATGGGGATGTGGTTTGGCTTAGATATTGGTCTGGATACGTCCTGATTGTTAAGTATGCGGGCTATATTAAGCCTTTGATCTGGGCTAATCTTTTGACCGGCTGAGAGAAGTTCAATATTGCTATTCTCTAGGGCATCGGCAAGGTCGATAGTGACACTGGGGGATGTTGTTTTAACTATATCTTGTTTATCTAAAGAGAAAAAATCATACAAAGCTTGTAGAAGTTTGTGTGTTAGATTTTTCCTATCTCCACTTTCTATCATACTTAAATATGATGGAGAAAGGCGAACATTATACTTTTTCTGTATTGCATCAGCTGCTTGTTCCTGAGTTAATTCCATCTGGTTTCTTGCTTCTCTTATTTGTTGCCCCAAAAACCAATTATCATTAATTGGATTTCCTGTCATATTTAATCACACCCTAATAAATGTTTACGCACAGTGAAGTAATTAACCTCTTAACTACTAGTAATATTTTTTTAAAAAATTATAAGAGAACCTATTGACACATACTTCACTAGTAGTTAATATTATTACAGGTGGTGAAGTGGTCAATGGTTAGAGGGAAAATAGGGCCTTATAAAAACAGGATGAAAGAGTACCGGGAATTAGTAATGACTCAAGCCGAGTTAGCTGAGCGATTAAGAAAACGTGGATTTAAAGCATCAGAAAGCTATATAAGTCAAATTGAAGCCGGTTTAAAGAATATACCTTATGGATTAGCCGTGGCTATTTGTGAAGAATTAGGTATCGGTTCAGCAAAGGTAACAGAAATTTTTTTGCCTAAATACTTCACAGGTAGTGAAGATAATAACAATAGGCAACCTAACCCCAACCTAATCGGTCTTGCCACTGGGACGCTTGGATAAACCATAGGGAGTGATCACAATGCCCATAGCCCTAGTAAAGATAATAGCCAGGCGTACAAAAGACGGTTTTGAGAAATTAAGCGAGGAAGTAATCGGGATAACGGACCAAAGCGAAGACAGCTACCTCGATAGCCTGGCTAAGATAATGCTTCCCTATGTTGAACGTGAGCTGCTTATGGAGGGAGGTGAGACAAATGGCGGACGTTCAAAAAGATGAGATTTTTAACGCATTAAAAGATTTTGCAGTCAGAGTGTTAAAAGGGAACGCAACCTCCGACAAGGAGATTGAAATATTACCGGAGGTTGTGAAATTGATAAACGGAATGACCATTAGGCCTCTTTAGTATCGGTCATAGCGTCAAGGGATTCTTTAAAAAGATTGAGGATCTCAACACATTCTTCTTTGTAAATGGGTGCTGTGCTGTTATTGCCGAACCAAGATTGAATATAAGCGATCGTTAATTCAACGGCTAGTTCTTTGTTAGATTTCAAATTCTACACCTCCCTTCCTTGAATTGGTAGTTTGGACACCTATCAATTTCGACAGGGAGAAGGAAAATCCTGTAACAAATTATCGGGATCGCTCGGATAGGTAAACGGTCAAACTGGGACAGGCTGCCCGTTATCGGACAAACATAACTTTTCATAGTATCTAACGGAGGTGGTTGGTAATGCCACTGGGAGTGAAACGTGCCTGGGTGTTACCCGGAGGTCAGATAAAAACCGAACTAACGCCTGAAGAAATGCAGAAATTCCGGCAGAAAGTCATGGACACACTGACACCTCTGTTCTATGAAGCAGTGACGCGTAAAAACGCCGAAGTGGCGGCAGCACAAGAGCCAAAGAGTGTTTCTGGATGATGACGTGAGAAGAGGGCTAAGGATGGCCTCATCTCCGGTAACAAATGGACAAGCAGTACACAGGATGGGAGGTGAAAATAAATCAATGGCGACAGTTGTGGTGATTTACAAAGGGAAAGCCCGGTATTTCGACGGCAACAGGCAGGAAGATTTGATCGAACATGTCAACAGATCCTTTCAGGACGGACTGCTCAAGTTAGACGATGGGATCTACCTGGCGGGATAGAAAAGAACTGGAGGTAAGGAGCATGAACGCAGTTCTACCCAGACTTTATAAGCCAAACGATGGCCCTGTTTGTGGCTATGTTGCCCAGGGCAGTTGCCCTGAATGCCAGGCTGAAATTGAAAAACGCAGGCAGGAGTTGTTAAACCGGACCGGCCTTGGGCGGCGGCTGATGATGCAGGAAATTATCAGGGGAAGGAGCGGACGAATTGGCTACTAAACTGACTGAGAATGGCGTTTCAACCACCACGGGGAAAGATCGGTTCCGCTATGAGAAATTATCTTCACCGATAACAAAAAGAACCTATATTCAGTGGGACTATCGGGGCAAAGACGGCAAACTGCACAGCGGTGTAGCAAGAACGCTTGGTGATGCTGTCAAGAAAGCTATGGCGTTTGGGTATTCGGGGGCAAATGTAAACAAGATATCCAGTATCCCGCCTTGGAGGTTTTACAAAGGGCGGCGCTGGAAAGCGGACAGATGCAAGCCTTTGGCGGTCTTAGTCTATTTGGTCTATATAGTAGCAGCAGCCATAGCTGTGCTGCCGATAGCGATCTGGTTGTTGGGTGGAACTTTACTGAAGGTGAGGTGATAAAGAAGTGGCTGAAACCACATGCAGTAAATGCAAACGAGGTTTATCCGATCCCCAGAGCATAAGACTTGGCATGGGGCCGGTCTGTTACAGCAAACACCTTGTTGAGAAGGAACGGGAGAAGCAGGAACAAGATATACCGCTGACTTCTGATCCAGATGGAGATATCATTTGCACCCGTGATGAAAACGGCAGGGTAATAACCAACATACCCCATTTATTTATTAGGCATTCCCCTGACGGTTTTGAGTGGGGGTATGGCGGGTCTGGACCGGCTGATCTGGCACTGAATATCCTGTCAGGTATTATCGGCTTGGAAGCGGCACAGGAGAACGGATTGTATCAGCAGTTTAAGCGGGACTTCATAGCCACAATGCCTCAGGAGGGCGGCAGGATTAAACGCACTGACATCCTGGCTTGGCTGGAAGCTCAGGGAGTTTGTAAAAAGGCGGGGTAATTCCCCTGACCGAGGATCCTTCGACCAGGGGCGGCGGGATGATTTGAATACTTAAATTAAATCACAGGCAAGGAGGTGAAACAATGTTCAAAAGTGCCAGAAAAGCAACAGGAATGAGCATAGACGAGGCTTCTTTCCGGGTGCATGTTGCACCGAGGACCCTGGTTAAGTATGAAGCCGGTGAAACAGTGCCGCCTCCGGAAGTCGTTTTGGGAATGTCAAGGGTCTACCGGAAGCCGGAAATGACCCAGGAATACTGCAGACATAACTGCGCAATTGGTAGGGTGTATAGCTATGAAATTTTAAACGCGATAGATACAAGCCTTCCAGCTGTCATCATGAAACTGGCGGTTGAGATGGAAGAAGCACGGCAGGTGTTCAATCGGCTGCTTGTGATTACGGTAAACAAACAGAAAAGGGAAGATTTCAGCAGCCAGGAGTGGACTGAATTCAGCCAGATCGTTCAGGAGTTTTTGGATATCGAACATGGAGTCGAGATCTTAAAAATTGCTCTAGGTAGGATTTGTGACGTTAGTGTTTTGGTAGAACAACATAATCAAAAATGTTGGGAAAAAGGGTACGTAAAAAAGGAGATCCTAGCATGATTCAAATTCCTCTGACACAAGGCAAAGTCGCAATAATTGATGAAGCAGATTATTCAATTGTAAATAAATACAAATGGCACTACATGAAATGCGGTAGAGAAGGAAAATACGGATACGCTTCAGCAGTAACCGGCTATAAGAATGGTCACGCAAGGTCAGAGAAGATGCACAGACTTATCTGTGGTGCAGAACCGCAACAATATGTGGATCACATAAACGGTAATTGTCTTGATAACCGTAGAAGCAATCTTCGTATTTGTAGTATAGCTGAAAACGCTCGGAATCAACATTCAAGGCGTGGTATTTCAAAATTTAAAGGGGTAACCTGGCGACGCGATATCAATATTTGGCAGGCAAGGATAAGGATTAATTATGAGTGTATTCACCTTGGTTTTTACAAAGATGAATCCGAGGCGGCAAAAGCTTATGACAAAGCAGCAATGCTTTATTTTGGTGAATTTGCAAATATTAATTTTAAAACTATATAAAAAAATATTGGCTTTGTAAGGAGCCAATAGGAAAAAAGTAGTGTACATTTCATTAATTCTAGCACACAGCAAAACGGCAAGGCAAGTGAAATTTCAATTTTGCCCAGTGGGAGGGCAAGCTAATATATCCCTACCTTATATACCTGGGGCCGGTGAAGCAAAGGCCCGGCCCCGGAATCCTTTTAAGGAAGTGCAATAATGCGAAAGCTGATCTGCGCCCTCTGCAAACAAATATATTGGTCCGCTGCATCTCCGGAACGGCTGGTACTAAAAAGGTGTGCCTGCGGCGGGGAACTGAAGGCCGCTGAAGACCGGAAAAACGAAGAAAGAAAGGATGATTAATTCTATGTCAGTATTACCTGAAACTCTTAAAAAACCAGAAATCGTTGCCCTTGGTGACGGTCAAGTTTTCATCAAGCGCACGTCCAGTGGTCAAGTAAAGTCCGTCAAGGGATTTATAACCCTGCGGGAGCAACTCGGACAGCTGGCTGAGATATCGAACAAGATAATGATTACCGCGTCCGGGTATAACGAGTTAAACAAAATAGCCAGCATCTCCGTGATCACCCCGGAAAAACTGGTCCTGCCTTCTGGCGAAACAGTCGTCAACCCCTACCCGATTATCGACCCACTGTCCAAGACCATTGAAAAAGTATGGGTTAAAAAAATGGCGGTGGGATTCGGTCCCATCGGAAACCTTGTCATCACAACTTCAACACTCCTTTACGATATCACCATGTATTTCATCCAGGATCTGGCTAAGAAGATTCAAACCAACAAAAATGCCGGCAAGATATGCATGAAGTCGACGCTGACATCCGAAGAGCTGCAGAAAGGCGTCTTTCACGCCATCCAGGGCGAGCTCGGCGTCTGGGCTGATTACAACAATCCGGAAGTTTTAAAAGCACTGGACACTTTTATTCAGAACAAGCTTTTCGCAGAGCGCAAGGCGCAGACAATATGCGAGCGCCTTGTCATGAAAAAACACCCGGCGCTGTCCACCGTCAACGTCCTGTCTGAGGGACCCCTGAAAGCCCGGATATCCAAAGTGGAAGTTATCGGTTTCTGCCACGACTTTACCAGGGAGGACCTCCTGGAGATCGCCCAAAAGGCGGCCGATGAGGGTGCCGGCGGGGAAATGGAAGTAAAAGGTCATAGGGTCCAGACCATTGACGTCAGCGGGGAAGTAACAGATGACGAGATTTCTGCCGGCGCCGAAGGCGACGAAGGCAGCGGCGGCGGGGAAGATAACTCATCCTCTGAAATCCCAAGCGGTCAATTAGGGCTGTATTAGGAGGCGGGCTGGTTGATTAAGAAGATTATCATGGACGGTATCAAAAACCAAAAAGGCGTCCAGCTGTTAACAGGCCGGGATATAATCTGCGGCCCTAACGGCTCCGGCAAAACCACGAGGCTGCAGGCCCTGGGCATATCCCTTCTGGGATACTGCCCGGGGAAAGGCAAACTGCCGGCAGAAACATACAAATTATCTCCCGGTGGAGATATGACCGTGGGCATTGAGACTGATTCCTTTAAGGCTGCCCGGACGTACTCTAAAGCAGGGAAAAGGAGCAAGGACGGCTCCATAACTATAGCGATTAGCGAGAGTGTTGCAGTTACCCCCGGCCGCGGGGAAAAGAACGACACCCAGCGCAGGGCCAGGATTGCGGCCGAGGTCGGGAACTTTCCTGTGATGCTTGACTTCGGGGAGTTCTTAAACCTGTCAGACGCCAAGCGCCGGGACTTTTTCTACAGCCTGTCTCCGATCACCACTGACTTATGGGATAAACAGACGGTTGAAAAACGCCTCAAAGACACCCTTTTGACTATGGAGCTACAGGTCAACAACGTTGAACAGTACGATATAATGGCCGGCATTATTAAAAACGCCCTGGAGCAGTACAAGGAAGATCAAGACCTCCAGAGCGGACTGCAGGCCATGCTGGACTGGGCAAAGGCAGAGCAGACGCACTGGAATTCAGAAAAAGAGAACGCCCGGGGCGCCGTTAAAAAGCTTGCCGACATGAAGAACGATCTGGCTGAGACCGACCGCAACATTGCCCATAACAAAGCAGAGGTAGCCGGTCTCCAGGAGCAGCTTATAGAGGTTGAAAAGCAGCTGTCCGGAAATCAGGAAAAGAAAAAGGCCGCCGACAAGCACTACAAACGGATAGATGAGCTTAAGGAAACAATACTGGACATCGAGGAGAAGCTGTCTCAACTCCCCGTCAGCGATGACGGCCTGGATGAACAAATTGCCGATCTCCAGGGCAGGATTACGGAGATAGATATTGAGGCCTCTACCGCACCCTTGGACAGTGAAGAATTTGAGAAAGAGAACACCATCCGGAACCTTGACGAACAGGTGCGGGAATTGGACAAGGAAGTCAGCAGGGCCGAGGGGGAAATGCGGGCACTGCAGGCGACGGTAAGAAGCATTCAGAACACGCTCCAGGATATGAACGGCAGCCAGGTCAGGGTCTGCATCATCAGCCCCCTGATAGCCTGCAGTAAGGACTTCACCCCCTACCTGGACTACGTACAGAAGCAGCAGGATGAAAAGCGGGCATACGTCATCTTAAAGCAGAAGGAACTGGGCGAAAAAAGAGAACAAATCCAGCAGCTGACGTTGAGGAAAAAGGCCATCCAGGAAGAAAGAAGGGCGATCACCAGTAAGGCTGGCGCCCAGGTCAAGGCCAACGAAGAGATCAGAAAAGAGATTGCGAAACTGGAGAAACAGAAGGCCGACCGCGCCCAGGAGCGCACCAGCCTGGAGGACAGGCTGAAGATGTTTCAGGAGGAATTTCAAATACTTCAGGCGGAGCCGGTTGAGGCCATCGCTCCTTTGGATGCTCTTGAAATGCGGCGGGACGGACTCAGCAAACAGGCCAGCGAAATGAAGGCAAAAATATACGAACAGGAAAAGGCTAAAGTAACCTTATCCAACCTGAAGGCCTCCATGATAGACAGCAAAAAGGCCTCATATAACGCTGACTGTTCAAAATGGCTTGCCGACGCCTTAGGACCAAAAGGGCTAAAAGGTGAGCTTGTCAAGAATACCTTGGGACCCCTTCAGGACGACGTTCAGAAAAATCTCTTTGCAATGGGATTAAGGCAGGAATTCTTCTTTCAGACGGAAAGCGACACCGGCAAAGAAGTGTTCCAATTCGGGTGGATAGACGACAGAGGCCGGGAGTTAAACTTCGACGCCCTCTCGACCGGCCAGCAGCTCCTCTTACTGGCTGCGCTGATGGTCACACTGCTTAAACGGGCGAACCCTCCTCTTAAGGTCCTGGCCATTGACAACATTGAGAACCTTGACGGGGATAACTTTAAAAGAGCTGTTCATGGCCTGTCTCAGATCAAAGACGACCTTGACAACATAATTTTAGCCGGTGTGATAAGTCCGGAAGAGGATGAAATACCCGGCTGGCAGGTTTGGGACCTGGGCAGACAGGAGGTAGATGCCGATGCAAAGACTGCTTGACGGCTTAAACGAACAGCAGGCGCAGGCAGTTACTTCAGACAGCCCGGTTATCCTTACCCTGGCCGGCGCCGGGAGCGGAAAGACGAGAGTGCTGACGCACCGCATAGCCCACTTGGTAGAAAACAGGGTGAGCACCAGTAATATGCTGGCGCTCACCTTCACCAGACTTGCAGCCAAGGAAATGAAGGAAAGGCTTATAAGGCTTATCGGTGAGAATAATGCAAAGAAACTTTTCTGCGGTACCTTTCACAGTTTCTGCGTCAAGGTCCTGCGCGAATGGGGAAACCTTATAAACATTGAGCCCAATTTCACAATCTACGATGAAGAAGACCGCAGGGCAATAGTTGAAGCAATCATAAGCGAATTCAAATTCAAAAAGGTGAAGGTTTCAGATGTATTAAAGCACCTTGGCCAGTGGGATAAAGCTCTTTTCATGTTGGGCGATGAAGGTAAGGTTATAAAGGAATACCTTTACCAGTTAAAGCAGAATAACGCCCTAGACCTGGACATGCTCCTGCACAAAACCAACGACCTCTTAGACATTGATCAGGTCCGGGATTATTACCGCAACATCTACCGGTATGTTTTCGTTGATGAATATCAGGATACCAGCTCCCCCCAGGACTCTATAATCCAAAAACTTTCCCCCGAAAACCTCTTCGTAGTGGGTGACGACTACCAGGGCATATACGGCTGGCGGGGGGCAAACATTCAGAACATCCTGCTTTTTAACAGCTCCATACGTTACCCGGATGCGGAAGTTGTAAAACTGGAACAAAACTACCGGTCCACAAATCAAATCGTCAAAGCCGCCAATAGCCTTATATCTCACAACGTAAATCAAACTCACAAGACTTTAATTGCCGGAAGAGACGGAGAACCTGTAACCATTACTTTCTTTGGAGATGAAAAAGTAGAAGCAAAGGGTATCGCAGGCGCAATCCGGCAGTTGGGAATAGACGATTACAGCAATGCAGCAGTCCTGGCCCGTACCAACCGCCAGCTGCTCTATATCAAAGGCTTCCTTGATCAACAGGGAATACCCTGCCAGCTGGTCAACAACCAGGACGATGTTTTTAAAATGCCTGTTGTAAAGGACGTCCTGACCTGTATCCAGGCGGCACATAACCCCAAGGACAACGTGGTGGTAAAGAAGGCCTTCCGGATCCTGCAACCCAATTCTGTGCTTTGGAATATGGACCTTTGGGAACTGCAGGCAGTAGATAAAGAACTTTCGCTTATGGAAATATTGGAGGGTTCCGAACATCCGGAGGCTGTTGGGTTTCTAGATTTAGTTTCAAAGATCAAAGAGGTTCTTAATGAGGACTTCCAGGATGCTGAACATGTGTTTTTGCAGACAATAAGTATCCTGGGATTAAGGGAAAGCCTGGCGGAAATGAACCTGACCTATAGGATAAACCACCTTGATGATGCTCATAAGCAAATTTCAAGGTGGCAGGAAGTTCAGAACGGGATTGGCCTTGGGGAAGACTATGCCACGTTTATTCAGTATCTGAATACACGGGATATCCAGGAAAAACTGGTCCAGGAAAAGGTTAATGCCGTCAAGCTGTTGACTGTTCACGCCGCCAAGGGGCTTGAGTTTTCAGTTGTTTTTATCGCCGGGATGAACCAGGGACTGTTCCCCGCCGGGCAGACTAAAGACATGGAAGAAGAGCGCCGGCTTTTCTACGTCGCCTTAACCCGGGCCAAGGACAGGGTCCATATCACAAGGTCTTTGAAGCAGACCATGTGGGGTAAAAAACTGGTTGCAATGGAACCAAGCATGTTTTTACTGGAGATATGATCGGGGGTATTAGTAGCGTGAAAAAACTAGGGCTTATTCCCGGAATGCGCAATGAAGCATGAGCCGGAAATGCCTCACAACCAGAAGAGCCTTTTTTATCAATATAAGTTCTATAACGAACATGGACACTGGCCAACATGGGAAGATGCGATGGCTCACTGCAGTGATGAGATGAAGGAACTCTGGCGTTCGGAATTGGAAAAGCTAGGGATGAAAATCTCGTGAAAGCGCTGACCCTTTATAACCCCTGGGCAACACTGAAAGCAATTGATGCAAAGAAATTCGAGACACGTTCCTGGTCAACAAGGTATCGCGGGCCAATAGCCATACATGCAAGCGTCAATGATAAATTTAAAGAATTGTGCATGAAAGAACCTTTTAAGAGCGCCCTGGAGAACGCAGGATTTATGGTCAGGAGATCAGTTGTAAATGATAAAGCGATGACTGATCTTCCTTTCGGCGCAGTTCTCTGTATCTGCAATTTGGTTGATTGCTTGAAAATAAGAACCATAAGGACAGTGAAGCGGGACGGGTATTTAATCAGAATCGCGTTCCTTGAAACCAAAAACAGTCTAATTGAAGTAAGCGGAAATGAGCTTGTCTTTGGAAACTACGGACCTGGGCGTTATGTTTATGTCCTGGAAGATACAAAACGGCTGCCGGAGCCTATACCTGCAAAAGGCAGGCAGGGCCTGTGGAACTGGACGCCGCCAGAAGGAGTGAAGTTATCGTGAAATCATCTGCGAACAAAATTAGGATCCGTATGCTGGTTAACATCTTACCTGATGTTATTCCGGGTACCTTTAAACTATTAGGCGGAAAGCCCGGAACGGTACTTCAGGCAGGCAGGGAATACGAGGCTCAATCAAACAAAAATGGTGCTATCTCCGGCTTGTGTGAGAACGGCGAATACATGGGGGTTAGGCCCGGGGAATTTGAGTTTGTAGAAGCGCCTGAATGGGTGCTGAAAATACATGGCAAAAAGGTGGCGAATGAGCCATGACACAAGAGCAATTTTTTCGATGGGAAGCGTTTGCGGTTAGAATGGCAGAGCATTGCTATCTCAAAGCAACAAAGGCCCGCAGAACAAAGATCCTTGAACAGGTTAAGGATTATTATCACTGGCGCAGATTACAAAATGATTGGCCTGAAATAAAAGACTGGGACGGTAATGGCGATAACTATTATCTCTGTGATCAAGTAGAAGAATTCTTTGAGGAATATTTACACTACAACAGAAAAAAAGAGTATTATACAGGCCGTTTTCATAACCAGATTATCTGTTGTATCAGGGCTGGGTTTGATATAGCGGTTATGCCAAGTGGTGGAGTTATAGGTTTTACAGCCGGTGACATCCGGAGAATGTGGAACGGAGAAGTGCCGGACTGGGTTAAAGAAGGCTGGGAAATTCCGTTTGATTTGATCCCGGATAATGACGGTGTGTGGTTATAAGAGCATGAACCCAAATCTGGAGACGTGCCAGGGGATTATAAATGAATGACTAACTGCAATACCGCCGCAACTCAGCCTGTAGCACGTTAAAGCATCTCTGCAGGCTGTGCCGGCCCCGATAAAAAGGAGAGATAAAACTTGAATAAGAAATACCAATTTCCCTGGTGTGAAAGATGCGCTTATGTAAATGCAGGGTGCTACAAAATAGACGAGTCAGATAACTTGCAGGGGCCGTTATTTATGGACCCAGACTGCGGAGAGGATCCGGTAGAAAATGAGAAATAGCAGCAAAGACAAAGAGGAACGCAGAAAATATTATGGCGATGTTGAATTTGAGGTATGGCGTCGGGGCGGAGATCCTGATGCAGTAGACCGGGATAGACTTGAAGACATGCGTTATGAGGGCCTCTATTCGGCAGATGCTGCCACGTTGGAACTGCGCCGGCATCGTCGCAATCGGTATTAGGAGGAAGGTACAGTCAATGGATGACGTTTTAGTTTATGTTAATTTTACTGACACAAAAGAAAGCGGTTGGGTATTAGAAACATACAGTTAATAATGCTTTATTAGGAGAGGTAAATGCTGAATACAATGGTAAGCCAAGAGCGCATAGCAAAAGGTATGTATTGGCAAAGGAGCTGGTCCCTGGTTGGTGGCTGCACACCTGTTTCCACTGGCTGCGAAAACTGTTGGGCCTGTGCAGAGGCACACATGCGGGCGGGGCAGTCAAACAAGAAGATCAAGGCCAGATATGCCGGACTGACTACGCCTGGAGGCAAATGGAACGGATCCATTCGGCTGCACACTGACAGGTTTCGGATTCCACTGCAGGTGAAGAAGCCTACGGTGTGGGTGGTATGGAATGATTTGTTCAATGAGGCAGTAACGGATAATTTTATTCGACAGGCTTTCTGGACAATGAAAGGTGCTCCGCAACACATATTTTTGATATTGACTAAGCGTCCAGGGCGCATGGCTGAGTTATTAAATCTCTGGGACTGGAATCTTCGTGATGGCGCCTATGACCGCAGACCGCTACCTAACGTCTGGTTGGGCATATCTGCAGAAAACCAGGCTACAGCAGACGAGCGTATACCGTTGCTTCTGCAGACACCGGCGGCAGTTAGGTTTGTAAGTTGTGAACCGTTGTTGGGGCAAATAGACCTTGATATGGTTGTTTGTGAATGTAATCAGCATTATGCAGAAGGATGCTATAACACATTAACAGGAGAGTGGTGGCCAGCACTAGGAGATGCAGACAAAGAATACGATGAACACATTAAGGATTTGCCTAAACTGAATCTTGTAATCGCAGGTGGCGAAACTGGCTCCAGCGCAAGGCCGTGCCATCCTAATTGGGTGCGAAGCTTGCGTGACCAATGCCAGGCGGCGGGTGTGCCGTTTTGGTTTAAATCTTGGGGGGAGTGGAGACGGGCGCTTCCGCCGCATGATGAAATATGGGATGGAAATCCACCAAAGATGCGCCCAGAACACGGGACTTATTTTATACGCCTCGGAAAAAAACAAGCCGGCCGCCTTTTGGACGGGCGAGAATGGAGTGAGTTCCTGGAATGAACACTTGGATCTGCCCTAAATGTGAATCACGGTTTCCAAAGCCAGGCGACGGAACATGCCCTTTGCCGTTATGTAAGGGAAACGAAAAGCTTTTAGAGATTCCGAAGAAAGGCCAGCGCATGGTACATATACCGACAGGCAGGCCGGTGGAGTATCTCAGGACCGTACCAGGAGGCTTTGAAACCGCAACCCTTGACGACGTTTGGTTCGACGAGAAAAAGAAGTGCATGAGCGGCGGCTCCCGGTGGAGCAATCAATGGCGGGATTTAAAGGAGTTTAAGTTGGTTGACTAAGTATATTTGTATAACAGGACAATATTTTATGTGGTAAATAGGGGGCTAATATGTGGCCAATAAGAGAAAGGCAATCTCTAAAAAGATAAGATTTGAGGTATTCAAAAGAGACTCATTTCGCTGCCAGTATTGCGGATCCTCTGCGCCGGACATTTTACTACAAATCGACCATATTAAGCCGATCAAAGGAGGAGCAATAAATAATGGCCAGATCAAGAAATATTAAGCCTGGTTTTTTTACGAACGACCTCTTAGCAGAGGTTGAACCGCTGGGAAGATTGCTCTTTGCCGGGCTGTGGACAATAGCTGACAGAGAGGGACGATTAGAAGACAGACCCAGGAAAATTAAAATTGAAATACTGCCTTATGATGATTGTGATATAAATTTACTGCTATTAGAGCTCCAAAAGAAAGGCTTTATCATTCGGTATACTGTTGACGGGAATGCCTATATCCAGATATACAACTGGCTTAAGCATCAAAACCCGCACATCAAGGAAATGGCCAGTGAGATACCAGCACCGGAAAATCCCGTACAAGCACCGGAAATTCCCGTGCAAGCACCATACGAGCATAGAACTGATCCTGCTGATTCCCTTAACCTGATTCCTGATTCCCTTAACGCTGATTCCCTTAACGCGGAACCAGAAAAAAAAGAACTGCGCCCGCTTCCAAACCTGTCTTTAGCTCAATTTTATGAAAAAAGCATTGGACGGCCGATCTCTCCCGACGAGCAGATGTTCTTTAACGAAGCTGAGAAAATCCACGGGACTGCGCTCGTTACGGAGGCTATTGAAACGGCTTTTAAGCGTAAAGCCAAACCCGGAGTGAAGTACATCAAGGGAATCTTACAGAACTGGGCACGTGAAGGGTTAAAAACCGTCAACGACGTGCGCCTGTCTGAGGGACGCGCTGGACCGTGCGGGAAGCCGCCGCCTGATGAAGATGATCCGGAGAAGCAGCGGAAAAAGGATATAATCAGGTCTTTATACTGCAACTAACTAGAAAGGGGTACACCCATGGTTGAAATTATAAAACGTTGTGAAGGCCAATTCAGTGAAAAGGAACAGATAAACGGAAACAACAAACAGGTGAGTTATAACAACTGGGGGCACCTGGCAGTGCGAATAATGCAACCGATTCCGGAAAGTGAAGAAGGGGAAAGAGATACCCTAATTGTGTTTGATAGCGTTACCTCAAAGGCGATTATAGAATTCATTCAAGAAGGAATTAGAACACATCAACAGATGCCATTTTAGCGCCTTCAGAAAGACAGGCGGCAGACGTGGTTTAAGTCCATGAAAATCTCTTTTAAAGGACGCTGAGCATCTTGTACGTGCTAATTAATATGACCAGACTCAGCAAGGTTGGAATGAACGAAAAAGAAGCCGGCTACAACGTCACCAGTTTTGACCCGGATAAAATACAAAAGATCAAAGAGGTAAACGGCTTCATTCTCGGCTTTCGAGGCCCCTGGTTCGTCGTGTACGGCCCGGGGATTGAGCCGGAGTACTATGCGACGGATACGTATGCTGAGAGGGTTCTCGTAGAGCTGGCAGAACAGGAGCTACCCAAATGACCAGACTCAGCGCCAGACAGGCCCGGAAACTAGGGATCCTCCCTAACCCGGTGCTTGTGAAGAGAAAAACTATTGCTGCTGCAAACCAGTGGGACGCAAAAATTATCTCCAGATCTCCTGGCAGCTGCACCTGGATCAAGATTCCCCTGCTCCCGCCCAGCCTGAACGAGTGGTCCCGATGGTACTGGGCTAAGCGGGACAGGTACCTGAAAGAGTTATCCGGGAATGTTGCATGGTTAGCCAAGTACGCACACCTACCCAGGTTTGAAATAGCCACGGTCCAGGTAGTCTACTACTTCCGGGATGCAAGACAGCGAGATAAGGACAACTACAATGGGAAATTCCTGCTTGACGCTCTTCGGTATGCCAGCATCATTGCCAGAGACGATGCAGAGGTATTAAGCCTGCCGCAGCCAGATTTCCGGGTGGACCGAGAGTCTCCTCACACGGAGATCTTTGTTTGGGAGGGAAAGTGACGTGATGATCAAGATATATGATTACATCGAATATCAACAGCCTTATATCCTTATGTGGAACATGGCAATTTATGCGGTCTGTAATGTGTTGGGATTGATTGAGTGGAGCAGAAAACAGGAGGGGTAAGCGATGCGAGAGATAAAGTTTCGCTATGTATTCAAGCACAAAGACGGCAGCGTTCATTTTGAGTTTTGGATGCTAGATGAAATACAAAGCGGCGTAGGCATAAGAAAACAACCAGTTGACGATGTGATTGCCGCGTTGAAAGATGACGGGTATAAACTTATCGCCAAGGATGAATTCACCGGAATGTACGAAAATCCGAAAGGTGGAGAGATTTACGAAAATGACATTCTAAGTACGGTAAACTGGAAATTAAAGGTTGAATATTATGATGGTAGGTTCATGGTCGGAGGTTGGAGCGCTCATCATTTTGGATATTTTGCTATTGCCGGAAATATCCACACCAACCCAGAGCCCTTGCGGAAGGAGTAGCAATGATCCGCATCTACGAGCTAATCGCACACAGCCAGCCGGACACATTTAAACTGCTGTGCAGCAGGTATCCCCTCCGCAAACCTGCGCCACTCGTTACGGTGTGGGTAGAGGGCGTGCCGTTTGAGTCGTGGAAAAGGACGATGGAGCAGTGGTCGAGAAAAGCGGAATCGGCGGACTATTACCGGAAGAAACAAAGGAGGCGGTTTAAAGTAATGAACGGGCTTGTCAAATTTTACATAGCTAGCGGACTTGAAAACGCCGCGCTGGTGAGCAGGCTGGCCTCAGTGTTGCGGTTCTGGGGATGGCAGCACACATACGACTGGACGACATGCGGGAGCGTCAGGCACGGAGAGGAAGCGTGGCTGACCGAGATCGCCGAGAAGGAGATACAAGGCGTCCGCGATGCGGACATTCTGATCGTGCTCCTGCCAGGCCATCGGGGCACACATGTTGAACTTGGCGCAGCTTTAGCCCTGGCCAAAACAGTTTTTATCTGGGCCGAGACGGACGACGCTTTTGATGAACGCGCATGTAATTTTTATTACAGCCCCAACGTGACTCGTGTCACAGGGGACATACTCAGGCTGATAGAGGTGACGAAAGATCTGACCAAAGAGGAGAAAGATGCGAGATGCGGATAGGGAGTTTATTTAGCGGCATAGGCGGTTTTGACTTGGGGATGGAAATGAACGGCATGAAAATAGTGTGGCAGGTTGAAATTGACAATGCTTGCAGTCGTATTTTAGAACGGAATTGGCCTGCAGTCAGGAGGTATAGAGATGTCAGAAAAACCGGCGTACATAACCTTGAACCGGTTGACCTTGTTTGCGGAGGATTTCCCTGCCAAGACCTCAGTGTGGCTGGACGCCGCTCTGGTCTGGCTGGAGACCAATCCGGACTGTTCTTTGAGTTTATACGCGTCATTGCCGAACTCTCTCCCCGCTGGGCGGTTATCGAAAACGTCCCCGGCCTTCTGTCGTCGAACGGAGGCAGGGACATGGGAACCGTACTCGGGGCGCTGGCGGAACTCGGGTATGGGTACGCCTGGCGTGTGCTTGACGCTCAATACTTCGGAGTGGCCCAGAGACGCCGCCGTGTGTTCATTGTCGGACATCTTGGAACCGCCTGGTCCGCACCTGCAAAAGTATTATTTGAGCCGGAAAGCGTGTCAGGGGATCCTCCGCCGAGCAGAGAAACGGGGCAAGTCTCTGCCACGCTTCTTGCGAGCGGCGCTGGAACAAGCCGCCCGGCAGGTATAGGGTCAGAAACGGATTTTCTTGTTATTCAGAGTCAAGCTGTAGCACATACCGTTACCACGCGCGCGGGTATGCGATGGAATCCGGCAAGCGATACCCATATTGTCCAGGATAGCGTCATGCCAAGGTTAGAAACAGATTTTCTTGTGGCGGCGGGGTTCAGAGGACGAAGCGACCTGTCCCACGCTCTTCGGGCAAACGCGTCCAGAGCGGATAAACCGGATTCCACCACTTATATCGTCAGTAACACAGCCGTTCGCCGTCTCTCCCCGTTGGAATGCGAGCGGTTACAGGGGTTCGATGATGATTGGACGGAAGGTGAAAGCGATAGCGTAAGATATAGGATGCTCGGAAATGCGGTGTGTGTACCGGTTGCAAGATGGATAGGAAAAAGGATATTGGAATTGCGCGAAAAGTAAAAAAAAGTGGTTGTTTCCAAAATGGA